AATTCTTTGTATTCTGCAACATCTAATTTATTCTCAAGTGCTTCCTGAATTAGTTCTAAATTATGCCTAAAGTTTTCGGGCAACTTGGCTTCTTTCATCCCTAATGTAGTATTTATTCTTTCTAATACATCCTTTCTAGGATTTCTAATATCAATTCTTCCTTTAATTTTATCATTTAATAATTGAGCAGAAGTGACTCTTGCGCCCTGATTATAAATATTTAATCGCAAAAATGGCTTAACTGCCTCTTGCATATTAGTGTCGGCAACCTGTAATTTTTTAGCCTTCTTGCTTTTAATTTGTTCATTAATATATTTTCTTGCCCCTTTGACCTTTCCAGCGACTTTAGCAAAAGCCTCCTTTCTTTCGTCTTCTCTCTCAATTAAACGAGCCTTATCTTTCAGGGCGTTAGTAAATCGTGTAGTGATACTCGCAATTTCTGACCTTCTTTCAGCACCATCAGCAAGAGCCAGACCTTCAACCCTTTCGGGGGTTAAACCTAACATTTCTTTTTCTTCGGGGGTTAAAGGTCTAATTTCATCCGTCATTCTTCCTCATCTCCTGCGTCTTTAATGATTCCAACCTTTTGAAATTGAGTGTTTGCTACGATTACTTTATTGTCTGGGAAATTTTGAGGTTTATTAACAAATTCTTCTAAGCGGCCTTTAAAAGCAACAATGATACTTTTCTTGATATTAGAAATAATGCTTGGCATTTTCTTATTTAATTCTCTTGCGGCATCCCCGGCCTCTTCCGAATCGGGGTTATCGTCTATGGACTTAAACGCTTCCCTGACCTCTTCGTTTCCAGCCAGTTCATCTACTTGAGCAAAGAAACTAAGGCTTCTTTCGGGAGTAATTGATTCTAAAGCAGTTGCTTTGTTTGCCATTTCATCAGCAAGTCCTAAAAGTCCTCCTTGAGAGGATAATTTTTTAGCAGTAGATAACAAATATTGTTCAAAATTATCCATGTTTAATAATTCTTCACGAAGAACAGAAAGTTGCTGAGTCATATCAATTTGCTCTCTTTTTCCCGTTCTTTTTTCTGCTTCTTCAAGTCTTTGTTCAAGATTCTTAATTTTTTCGTCGGCCCGTTGCTTAGATTCTTCTTTTTGAGCACTTGCTCTTTGTTTTCTAGCATCGGCTAATTTCTTTTTTAAGCCAGCAATAGTTTTTTCTGCTCTTGCTACTTGCTCTTCGGAGGTTTCAGCAGTTTTTACTTTACCTGCTTCTTTTACCGCTTTTTCAGGAGTCATAACTTCTCCTTCAACATTAAATACAGCATAATTAGCATCTTGCTTGCCGTCTTGTTCAACAGTTAGCAACTGCCCCGATTCATCATATTGCTTATTTCCTTTTTTATCAAGGTCAGGGGCAATAAATGCTGTGCTTCTTCCATCTTTAAAATACTCAATGGAATATTCACCAAAATCAGGCTCAGGGTTATCTTCACCTGCTGGAACTCTCTCAAGTCCAGATTGTTTCAAATAATTTTCGTAAGCAGTAGCCTCTTTGACTGAAAAATTACCTTCAAGGAATTGTAAAGACTCTCTTTGCTTCTCTAATGCTGCTTGGCTAATGGAAGTTTCTAAACTATCGCTTTCTTTAATGATGTTCCTAATTTCAGCAGTAACTTTTTTCCGTGATTTGGTATTTACATTCTCAATTCTAAATGGACGGACTCTAAAATTGCTCCTTGTTCTTTGTTGTCCATCAACTAATGCTTGATAAATCTCATCAATAATCTGTTCTGTGGCTTGTTCTTCAGTAAGGTTCTGCTGAATCCTCAAAGCATCAAAGAATGGCTTTTCCCATTCATTAGGAAACTCATTTGTTAGAATAATTTGAACAAAAGGATTCACATTCATTGATTTTGTGCTAGATTTTTCTAGAAATATAACATTTGCGAAGGAAGCACCATTTTCAAAAGTCTTTGGCTTAAATGCTTCAATACTTCCTGGAATTTTATTAACTGCTCTAATATATTTTACAACAGATGCACCGGTAAAGGGCTCAACAATTGATTTTCTCTCTTTTGAAGCAACAAAAATCTTCTTTTGGCGAACTATATCATCAACTTCAACAGTTTCGTTGCCCGAAACAAATAACATCTTCGTATTTGTCTTGCTTCCATCGGGATTTCTCATAATTCTGTTGTAAGTTTTCTTAACTCTGTCTTTTTGCTTAATAGTCGCATCATCGTCAATGATTTCTTTTGTCTTTTTGCTTCTTTTTGGAACCATTAGAGCAACCAATTCACCATTATCTTTTAAATCTGTCAAAATTGAGCCTTCTTTTAGTTCTCCACCGATTGCTTCGGCAAAATCAGCCAAAAGTTGCTCATTTGTTGGCGGATTTTCAAACATAATTACAGATTTTCCTGCCTTTTCACGCAAAATATCTAAAGAATCTCTAACATCTCGGTGTCTTTTAAGTGTTCTTGAGGATAAATCAGCATTTTGCTCAATATTTTCTAAAATTTCATTGACTTTTTGCTCATCATCGTTCCTTTTGGCTTCCATAGCCTCACGAAGAAGTTCTCTTACATCATCAATTGTCATAAAACTGGCGGCATCTTTCAATTTTTGAACATTTTCTTTCATCTGTTCAACCGTTTGGTCGCCTAATGGTGGTTTTGAATAAACTCTATGCAGTTCCTCAATAGAAATGTTGCCCGTTTCTGCCTGTCTTAGAATTTCTTTGAGTTTTTGGGGAGGAGTTTTGAGATTTTGGATTTCTTGAAGGGCTTTCTCCATTTGTTTTGAACTAGCGATAACTAATCCCAGCATTGGTTTATTGACTGGAATCATTTTTAACTGTTCAAACCAACTCATTTTAATCTCCTCAATTGTCTTTTGTTCGGATATTGTCTATCGTCTTCATAGCATCTTCAAATTGTTTCTCTTCTCCGCCTTTTCCTTCTTTCATAAGAAGAATATCAATTAATCCCGATGCAAAGGCTCGCAACTTCTGTATTTCTTTTTTGTCATCAATTGATAATTCTGATAAAGACCTTTTCATTTCCCTTTCTAGTGAATCTTCCATAGAGTCTATAGAAAATTTGTTTTTTACTATATCTTTCCAACTCATTGTAGTCTCTCCAATCTACTCTAAATTACCCAAAAGGTCTGCTTCACCAAAAATTAAGTAAGCCTCTGGGAATCTTCTTTCTAAATTTCTAGTGTCTCCATTACTTATCGCAACAGTAAGGGCTTCTAATTCTTGATTAGTTTCTGGGTCAGTATATTCATTTTCATAATATTGTGTTTGAAAATCATCTAACGCTTCCACAATTTCTCTATTTTGCATTCCTCTTTTATTTCCCGTTTCCTCACCGATTCTCTCTGCTAAATCGTTTCTTTCCCACTTACCAGACTCTTTCAAATATTCTACTAATTTGTTGTAGTCGGGTTCTTTAGTAAAAACAAAATTTAAACGAGTTTCTTCTTGGAAATTTGGTAATAACATCAAGTCTCGTAAAGTATCTAAGTCTTCACCATATTTGTCTAAAAAGTCCATCGCTTCATCATCCAACTCTTCATCAGCATCAATATAGCCGATAAAATATGACTCATCTCGGTTTTTTGTGTTTTCAATGAAAAAATCAAAGTGCCCTATTAGAGTCCTATCTTCAATGTTTAAATTACCTAAAGCAACAAAACGGAAGTAGTCAGGAAATCCGACCTCATATTCTTTATCAATAGATGAATAATAGTAGCCATCATAAATAGGAAATTCTGAAGTAAAATCTTCAATATTTAAATCAAAGCCATAGTCGGTGAGCATGGCTCTCTTAATCAATTCCTTTTTCTCAGGGCTTAGTTTGTTATAGTCCATCTGTTTAAGAATACTCCACCAACTCATTGTAATCTCTCCTGCTTTCTAGGTTTAAATCTCAAGACATTGTTTTCCATATTTAATTTAGGCCCATATCCCGTTTGTTCTGCTAAAGACTCATCGGTGAAATATAGATACCTTGCCCCCATTAAACGGATTAAATAGTGAGTCTTTCCTGTCTTATTTGCTAGATTTTGAACCCTTTCTTTTGCTTCGCCAATACTAACTTCATCTCCAATAGGGGTCATTTTGCTAGTATCAATTTTTAATATATTTTCCCAACTCATGTTAATCTCTCCTGCATTTACAAATCAAATATGCTCGGTTGGTTAGGGTCTATATTTGGTCTTTGTTTGGGTTTTTCTTTTCTTTTTCTTTTAAGAGGCGGCCGTTCATTAAAAAATTCTTCAAAAGCAACAATTTTTATAAATCTTTTATAGTCATCTTCATCCAAATCTTCAGGTTTAATCTCCCCATAATTTGTAATATCGGCTAATTCGTAAGAGTCTTGATAAATAAGATTCTTTCCCGTTTCTTGCCCCATTCTTCTACCGCCCGCATTTTTAAATTCTTCTTTTCTTTTATCAATATCCTGTCTAACTTTTTCAGAATATGCCTTCAAAATTTCTTTCCAACTCATTGTAATCTCTCCTGCATTTTACTTTTAATATCCAACCAAATCTCAGGATTGTTCTGTGCAAGCACTTCTTGAACAATTTGCATCTGTGCGACAATAATTGTGTCCTGTCTCTTATGAATCAATTTACCCTTGAACTCCATAAGATACTTCAAAGATTCTCTAATTTCTCTTGCTAACTTTGTTAAAGCATCAATCATCTTAGGGTCAAGGTCATTCCCTAAATCATTGAATACTTGCTCTAAACGCATGTCCAACTTCTGCACATTGTTTGAAAGCAAATCAACTTCATTTACTTCCTTTTTCGCTATCATCATGGCCGCAGATTCTTGGACGATTGGGGCCAAGTGGTGCTTCATGTGGCGTTGCACCTGCGTTTTTGTGGTGTTGAGGGCAGAAGAAACAGCCTCACTTGAAATATTACCTTCTTTTAATGCTTGTTCGTAGTGTTTCCTCATTGGGTCTGTGCATAGAACACATTGAGGATTTGACGACATTTTGTATTCGCCCATGTGGTTTCTTTGATGTTGTGCCGCAGTTCCGCTTCTCCAATTATGAAGTGTGTCCAATTCGTCGCAGGTCGCCTGTCCTGTTTCAAGAGCCGATTCAAGTTCTTCTCTATTTGGTGCTTGACAAAGCCCACAACGCTTACGATTAACTGTCATATTATCACAAATCATACTTTGCTGCAAAACTTTTAAAACCATTTAAATAGGTCATAAACATGTCTGTGCCAATGCTATCTTCCATTTTCATAATCAATTCTTCCATAGCCATGAGGTCATCTTCATCGTAAATTGTTGTAAATTTCATATCTGATTTAATTCTTTTAACTATTTTCTTATGTCTTTCAGTTTGAAATTCTTTTTCTTTCTCGGCTTTTTCTTTATCATGTCTTTTCATATCTTTAGGCGCATATTTGCGACCCAATCTGCGGGCTTCGTCCATATCAATTTTAAGAACATTTTTCCACATTCTACTCTCTCCACAATAATTGTTGCCACATTTTAGAAATAACCTTTTGGTCAGGCTTCATTCTAAAACCTCTTCCCTTTGGCTCATCATATGTTTTGGGGAATGCTTCCTTTGCTGTCTTTCTATAATCAAAGCCAGTCTTTCTTTCTTGTTGCCATGCTCGGAAACCATTTGGTGCTTTCTTGGTATTCTTTCGCTTTAAGGCTCTATCTACTAAATTGATAATGGGTAAAGCAGTAAGTTTAATTCCCGAAACTGTTCCAGCCAAAGAATCCTTCTTTCCTTCTTCACCGAGGTTGGCAACTTTTCTTGCCAATGCTTGTTCTTTAGAGTTAGGCTTAATTTCAAAATTTGTGGCTTTTAATTCAGACCGAATCTTATTTGTAAGCAATCTACCGCCAGCATTCCAATAATTGCTATCACGAACAATCTTATTAAAAAAGATTTCAACAGACCTAATTCCGTCAATGTCTTCACCATCAACATCTGTGGGAATTTTAACCACATCAACTTCAATTTCCATATCATCAAGGTCTTCAACGGCTTGCTTCATAATCCACAAAAGACCTCTTGGATTCGCAAACTTAGTTTTGACTTTTGAGAATAATGCCTGATGGGGAGGATTTCCTCCTTCAAATCCATCAATGTCAATAACATGGGCTAACCACTCATCAGGAACTTTAGTGACTCCTTTATTTCTTTTAGCATACCATTCTGTCGCATAATGTCCTTGAACTGTGCGAGGTCTTTTCTTTTGACCTGTTTTGGTTCTTTCAACCTCAGTAAAAAGAATAAATGCTGGGTCACGGGCTGGCCCTTTTGCACCAGCATCACTTCCTTCACGATAATAACTTTCTAGTGTTTTAGCCTGTTCTCTAATAATTTCTTCATGTTCGCCATCAAATAAATCATTATCAACAATGGCTTCAATAAATTCAATAAACTCAATAGCACCTTCACCATCACGGCCTTTATTTCTACTTCCTGCACGAATATTATTCATCATGTGCGTTTTGAGAAACATATACAAATTAGGAACATTCTTAACTTGCATAGCCGCACCTGAAATACCTTGACAGGTCTGCCTCCAAGTGTTAAATTCATTCACGAACTTAAACTCGCTTTGATTGACTTTATTTCCTTTATGGGGCTGAAAGTTCTTTTTCTTCTTACTCATCCTTCTTCCTCCGTTTCTTTCTACCTCTTACCACCTTATTAAACATAGCGGGGGCAGAACCCGTAGTGACAGCACCAACCATTTTTAGTTCTTCATCACTAAATGAAGCACTATTATTAGGGAATTTATTGTAAGCCTCTATTTTTTCAAAGAACTTTCTATTTTCTTCACCATATCTTTCAATCCAAGAATTGATGTCATCTGGGTTAATTATATCACTAAAAGTGTCAGCAGGATTTTGAGTTCTAGCGGTCACTTCAAGCCTTGCTAATTTATTCTTAATTTTATCTTTAGTGGGTGTATCAACATTTATATTATCTGTAATTACCTCAGCCCATGCCAAAAACTTAGTTATTTCTGCAAGAGATTCTTTACCTACTTGGCCGTCAAGACCCAACATCATTTCTAAGGCTGGAGGAATAACTTGCGTTTTTGTTGCAGGGTGTTCTATATATGACCGTAGCCTATAAAAAATATTATCTGGGAATTGTCCAGTAAAAGCACCATATTCCTTTGCGGCATCATCCATCGGTAATTGGTCAAAACCCATACCAGCATGAGTCGCTTCGTGCATAATTGCCCTAATAACAAATTCTGTGATTTCTCTCTCTGTTGGCTGTCTGTCTAGTTTTCTTCTAAGATACCTATAAATTTCATGGTGGTTAATTCTAATTTCTTCATCTACCATTTCTTTTAATTTAGGTTTTTTTCCTGCCATAATCATACGAAACATTTCAGAAGTATTAATGGGCTTGCCTGATATACCATAATGCCCAAATCCTCTAATGCTTGAATCAAAGTCAATATCTTCAACTTTAAGAATATCAAACCAGCCCATATTCACTCCCCCTGTCTCATTGGGCAACTTGGGCTAAGAGGCGGTGCTGGCAAACTTAATGGACACTTTTCATATTTAACGACCATTTGCTGACAACGGCGACAATAGCCTGTCTTTTGAACACGGCTTGCGGCATCTCTTTCGTCAAACTTGACGATTTCTTTCCACATCTCAATCTTTCCGAGAAAATGGATTTTTAGACTTAGGTTTCTTTTTAGCATCTTTTGCCGCTTCTTTCATTGACTCGGTTTTGTTTCCATCACCGTCAATATCAATAAAATCGGGCTTTGCTGCTTTTAGTTCTTCATCATCGTCAGTCTTTTCAGTCCCACAATGGGCCTTTTCATCCTCTTCCTTTCGTATAATATCTCTCCAACTCATTTCTTCTCACCTGTTATCAAGTCTTTCTTTTGTTTTGCTTCTTCTTTGTCTAAACGCTTTGATTCAGCATCAAACCACGAATCTAAGTAAGTGCATCTTGTCATGTCAATTCCTCCAAATTAGTAATAATATCCTCTTCTTTCGGCTCTTAATTGACCTTCACTAAATCCTCTATCCATATTTGCGCCCATTTCATTCATTTCAGCAATAAATTGACTATATGTAATCTCTTCGGCTCTTAATTGTCTATAAAGTTCTTCGGCTCTTTTTTCGTCCATTCTGTCATCGTGTTTAATTCCGACATTAAATCCTAGCCTGTTCATAACTAAAGCAGTAAAAGCAGTAGGGTCAGTTAATTCAAATGGTAAATGTATATTTTCTATTTCAGGGTAATCTCCGGCTACCCAATATGCTTCGGTGTCGGTGTCAAAATAAAGTATAATTTCTTTTCCTCTTGATTTGGCTTTTACCGCTACACCAAAATGAAGATGCCCCGACATATCATCGGGGGTGTTTTCATTTATTAAATCGGCCACAAAACATTCAACACCCAAAGTATTCAAAGCATCAATTCCTTTTTGAATATTAAATTGTTGAGCCTTATTAGAGACAAAAAGACTACTAGCATCTTTACTCCATGCGTTTTGCTTTAATCTTTCTTCTTCTCCCTCCATTCCCGGATTACTAGCCGTCCATTCCCATTCAAACTGCAAGTTCTTGGGCATAGAAGAGTATTTTTCGTTATTTTCCTTTTTAATCGTTGTTTTCCATGTCATAACATCACCTTAAATTTCTCAAAATTTGGCTCGGAATTTTTTTGGCACTTGCGCCCTCATTTAAATTTTATGAAATGTATTCCCAGGATAAAAACTTCTGCTTCAAAGTAGTTTATTTAAAGATAATGAGTTTGGCCGCCGTGTAAAAATGTTGTTATAACTAATCGGATTATCATAATTAATTTAATTATTTTAATTGCCAAAGTCTGTTAAACTGGTTTGTTTATCATATCTATTAATAAAATCATTAATATGGCTTTTAACTGTTTGTAGTTGCTGGCCTATTTCCCCTAGTTTAGTAATATCGGCTATACTCATATTCTTCATTTGTTTGCGTTTAGCCTTCATTTCAGATAAAATTTCAACAATCTCTTTATTGATACCCTGTAATAGTTCTAATGCCTTATCCTCACTAGACATACTGTATCATGTAATGGGAGTAGGCCATACCCTATAATGGTGGCGGTTTTACCCTTGTTTAATTAAAGTTAATGCTTCAAAATGAGGCTTTTAAAGCATTTCGCTCTAGATGAGAAGAAATAAAAAATTTGAAACAAAGCCATATGGTTGTAGATTATGAATGCGTGAAAAGTTGTTAATAACTACCATTTTCATCTATTGTCTTATTTTCATCTTCCTCTATGGTTTGCTATAGAACGCTATTGGTAACTACAAAATGTTTGTTTACAGCCATCTATGATGAATAACCATCTAATGCATCAACCCTAAATGATAGTTATTAAAAACATTAAAACCATATGGTGTTGCTTTGCTATAACCCCCAAGTGGGACGGGAAGAATTACCTCTTTTCTTCCCGCCCCCGTCTATCCCTCTATTCCCTGTTTGTTTGGGTCATAGTGCCATAACGAGAGGCTCATGGCTAACGGGCCGTTTTTGGGGTGCTACGGACTTCATGCCGTATTTGTTGAGTTTAGTCTTACAGAAATGCCATAATCATTTGAACTAATTTGGTAAGGGTAAGGAATACCCCAAATTAACTCATAATGGTCTGTGAAAGCCTTGATGAAGCGGTCAGCATCAAAACGCCCATTATCACGACGAAACATGAGAATCATGCTTTCAATGACTGGAACGGTAATGCCGTTCAATTCTGCTAAGGTTTCTGCTATCTTTTGGTAGTGCCTTCGTTGGAACATGATTAACCGCTTGATAAGCGGATATAAGGTTTTATTACCAAAGTATGCAACCATATGGTAATTGCTTTGGTTTTACCTCAAGCAGTTTAGACCCATGCTTAGGGGTATTTGGGTTTAGATAACCTTAGAGGCTGCCCAAACCTCAAGTTTTTGGACATCTTCGCTTCCAAGCGGGTTTTTCCGTGGAGTTGGGAAACCATGTATTTCACGATAATCGCGCAGACCAAAACGACGGTTCAATTTATTGTTCACATATCTTTTCATTTTTTGATACTTATTCCAATGTATGTGGGAATAACCCAAACCGTTCATCTCATTGAGACAAAACTCTTCCCCGCTAATTTTGCACACTCCCGTTATGGCTTTTTCTTTGCTCATGTTAAACATTAAATTAATCATTTATTAAGGTTTTATCCAAAGTATCAAACCATATGGTTAGGCTTTGCATTAACCCCATATAGGGGCTTCACAGGGGAAAACGCCGTGAAGAGCATCATTCTTCCTCGGAAACCTCCATATCTGCTTTCACAGGGGTTGGCGTGATTTGAGGAACTCCGTCCTCAACAGCGAGTCCATCCCAACGATTTTCCTTAATGGCCTTGACCATGTAAGAATGCGCCTTACTGCGGAAGGAATCAACCAATTCGCTAAAGGAGCCATAAACGCCGCCGGTTCGTCCGTGTGGCACAATAACCGATAGAATCATGTTGTGGTATTCAGTAGGGATTGCAGCAATAGCACCTGCCACTTTTTCCTCCACAGTCGCCAAAACAAGTTCCTGTTCGTCCGAAAGCGTGGATTCTCGCCCTCGTCGTGCCGCAGGAAAACCCTCCATAGTAGAGCCAATTGAACGAATAGCCGTCCAATAGGTGCTTCGCAGTTCATCTGTTCCCGCATTATCGCCCAAAGTGAGCGAAAGGAGAACAGCATTCAAGTTGTCGCTTTTTGGCTGTGTTTCAGCCCAAGCCCGCACTTTGTTTGTGTTCAATGTCCAATTCTTCATCTTCATTTTTTTCACCTCTTTCCTAAAAAAGATACTCCGCGTCGTTTTTCCCCTGTGGAGCAATAACCCACGGAGGTTGGCGTATAAGGTTGTTCCTACGCAAAGCGATTAACAACCATATGGTGTTACTTTGTTAATACCCTAAACAATACGACAAACAAGACATAAGGCATGAACAAAGACAAAGCAAACCACATTATGAACCTTCTCGCAAAAACCTTTCCAAGCCTTGAACCGTGGCTTACTCGCCAATACATGGATGCCGTTATGAAGGATATGATACTCTATGCCGATGAACCACACGCTATGATTGGATTAGCGGAGATGGCCGCAAGTATTGAGGCTTTTGCTGATGCTATCGCTGAAGCCTCAATTGAAGAGATGTTTCATATTATGGCCGACATGATGGGGGGTGTTTGAATGATTTCCCATTGTCCTACTTGTAGTGCAGAATTGGCTAAAGATGATTTCATGTCTTTCGCTTTCATCTTAGGAGGCGATATTTGCCGTCATTGTCTTGATGACGGCCCTTCGGGGTCAAAAAAACAAAGCATGACCATATGGTTGTGCTTTGCCAGTTGAAAACGAAACCCCACCCGTAGGTGGGGCTGCGAGGGGAAAACCCGCATCATTCCTCTTCTTGACCTCCTTCAGCCGATTTCACGGCAGGTGGGGTCAATGCTGGGATTTCACCGTTCATGGTTCCATCCCAACGACCTTCTTTGTAGCCCTTAACGAGAGCGTCATAGGCCTTTTTGCCCATTGACTGAGCCAAAGCCATGATGTCCTCAAATGCGCCACCAGTTCGCCCATGAGGGAGAATAACGGCGGTAATGAGGTCAGGGTTAGAAATGCCCGCAAAGGCAGTAATAACCGCATTCTTCACAGAAGTCGCATTTAGGTCTACTTCTTCGGGCAAAGATGATTCTCGGCCTCGGCGGGCGGCTGGGAAATCATCATAAGGACTCCCAATTGAGCGAATTGCTGTCCAATAGGTGGAGCGCAAATCATCGCTATCCGTTGCATTTCCAAGTGTAATAGACAAAGAAATGGCTTGACCCACTTCTCCCCTATCTTCAAGTTCAAGCCATGCTTGAACCGCATTTGTGTTTTTAATCCAGTTGTCTTGCTTCATAATCAATTCCTCCAAAAAGGTTTGATGCGTCCGTTTTCCCCTCGGAGCAACCAATGGCGACCATAGGCGACTATGGTTGCTTTTTCATTAACACTCGCAAAGCGAAAAGCAACCATATGGTAATGCTTTGTTATTTACCCCAACGCTCCGCTATTAAGGGCATTTGAAGGGGTTATTACACTATCTCACTCTTCTTCACTCTCCAAATGCGCCATCACGAGGATAGACGCTTCTATCACTAACCCATTCTTATTGCACAGCCTCACAAGGGCTTTAGCCAATTCGCACCAATCTACCTTCATTGTTCTTCCTAAGTGGGTATGCTCTTAATTTATTGATTTAAATCCTTAAAGCCCTAATTTAAATTTTAGCAGGGTATTTATAACAAAGCAACAATACCATATGGTTGTTGTTATGCTTTGCAGTAATAAAAACCATAGCGAAGGCTTCACCAAACGGACAGGGAAAAGCCTATGTTGGTTGCTTTTTGCGCTAATTTGTCCGTTTGGTGTGTGAGTAAAATAAAACGCCGCCTACTCCATACATATCCGACTAACCACGCTACTTTGTTTCCTCTCTCGTAGTCTTGAATAAATCCCATGGAATAAATTCAAGCGGAGTTTCTTTCACGATTTATTGCGCTGTGTTTCGGCTTTGTTTCACTATGGTTTTATGGCCACTAATAGCCATAGGAATGTGAAGGGTGGGATGAAGAATTGGGTATCTCCAAGTATGATGCGATTAGGTCGCACTCATTTTGAACGCTCTAATTGTTCTTAAGAGCCATACTGCCGACTTCGTGAAGTTGGTTTGTGGCCAACCGCCTTTTGAGCCTTAATCACTTTCACAGGGAACAATTAATCTATGCCACTTGGCCGTCATAACTGCTTTGTGTCCCACAACAGGAGAAATCGCACATTACCCCCGTTCAAAGGGCATTGATGTTAATCCCCTCCGGGGGGAGCGACCCCCCGAAGCAATAGAACCGAGCGATTATCGCTTATGGTTCTCCATGTGCAAAGCAATATAGAACCATATGGTTTTACTTTGGTTAAACCCCTCAGCAATTGCTTCACAGGGGGGATAATCACCATTCATCCCTTGGGTTGAAGTAAGTGTGCCTACCTCGCTCATCGGAAGTAAATGAACCTCCCCAACCCATTTCATACGAGCGAGTTCGCATTTCGGCGTTGTCCTCACGAATGCGCTCATTGATGTCTTTTTGAGTGTAGTGGAACGGCTTGTGTTTCTTGGCGTATTCCTTCCAAATTGGAAGAATTTCATCCAAGTCGTCCTTTTCCATCATCTCTTCGGAAACATCAGCAGTTTCCCAAAAGGTTTCGTAGATGGTATCTACGCAGAAGAAATACCTAATTCCTTCCTCGTTTCTAACCCATCGGTTTTCCCTATCTGTTTTTTCATCAAGCCATTCATAAAATGTTTTTGCCATTTTTTAACCTCCAGCGAAAAAATGAGAGTAGTGGGTGCTTAAGGTATTATTTATTCAAAGTAAATAATACCATATGGTTTGAATAAATCAAAGAGCGCAGAATGTTCTTATTTAGCCATATTCAAACACGCTGAAACAGGGAGGATTTTCAGCCCCCGAAAATCCGTCAAATTTGACAGGGTGTTTCTCAACTGTGGTTATATTAATTCGTATTCATATTCTAATATGAATATTAGTATTATAGTAAAATAAATGGGTTGTCTCATGGTCGGGAGGGGATGAGATGAGACAACTCACGGAAGAATCATCAAGGTTATGCAACATAAGTAAAAATATATTTCTATTATCTCATTATCTCATCATCTCATCATCATCATCACTACTACTACACAACCCCTTATTTTCTTAGGGGTATGGAGAGAGAAACATTCCCCTTTTCGGATGAGATGAGATGAGACAACTTATTTTTGCAGGTTTCCGCAAGGTTCTAAGGGGTTGTGTTGCATAACCCCGTTGTCTCAAGATGAGACAACAGGCGAGACAATCTCATGCAGGGGGGCTTTGAAGTTATTTCAATGGGCGAACTATTGTTGAAAATAAAATCTATTTGATTCAACAACCGAATTAATTTATCATTTAAGTTAAAATATAAAGGTGAAAAAAGGGTAGGCAAACTGCTGAGTCATTAAGGAAAAGTTAGTAATTCCCTCAAAGGAAGTGCATTCGGAGGCATTTCAGGACTCCTTTATATACCTCAAGACAACTGTTGAGAATACCCCGCAAAGGGGAAGGAGAGATATAACATGGATGATACCACATGGGAAAGCCTCGTCATTGAGGTGAACGAATACCTAGAAGCCGACACTACGCTTGATGCTGGATTGCGTCAGGTCGTTGAACTGAACCTGCAAATTGGGACAAACAACCCCGATGAGCGAACTGCCGCCGAAGGTGCGCTTAAAGCACTTTTGAAGGGAAGAGATGGAACCCCGTTCCGCCGAGGCCAAAAGAGCGCAGTTCCAGCCGCAGTTCGTGTTTCAATTGACCGAATCTGTGGAGTTGTTGAAGAAGCCTCTATTGGCTACTACAACCATGATGCAGTTATTGGTGCAATTACCATGAAGCACATCAAATCTGGTGGCGGTGCTTATGATGACGCAGAAGATTACGCTTCTGCTGTTGTTAAGCGAACCCGAAACAATCTTGGCAAAATGTTCAAGAACGGTTCTTGGGACGGTAGCGTTGATTCCCTTTTAGGAAACGACGAAACCACGCTTTGAGATTAAAACCTCAATAAGCAACATCTCAGGTCTATGACCTGAACAACGGGGAATAGGGAGCCAAGGCTCCTTATTCTCCCCTTTTCCACACATGGGGGAAGAGAGGCGCATGAAAATGTGGCTTGGGCCAAATCCTCTCTTTCCCCGCCTTTGGGTGGTTTAATGCGTTTAGTTGAAGAAGTTTTTGTTAAGGCTAAAGAGGATTTAATCTGCCAGTCTTGCGGTGTTGATATACCAAAAGACAGCAACCATCTTCTTGAGTCTTATGTTCATCATGGCGTTATTTCAACCAGTCATTACTGTTTAAACCCAAAGTGCAATCCACCTAATAATGTTCGTTTGAAGTTATTTTGGGGAACAATAGTCATAGGGGCTTCTCTGTGGCTAATCTACTTTTTCTATCAAAACGCAGGGCTTTAGGTCTATTCGCTTAGGCGACCCGTGGCCCCGCAACATATACGCCCTCGGCAGGTGGGGGTATGCTTGAACAGTCGCCAAGCGACTTCATTTCACTTTTACAATTTGAAATGGTGTGGTTTTTCTTCTGTTTAAGTAATTCACGCTGAGATGGCTGAGTTTGGTTAAAAGCGCAGGGCTTAAACTCCTGTCCATATTGGTTCGCAGGTTCAAATCCTGCTCTCAGCACTTTCACATGGGGAAGGTTGAACAGGGGGCTAAAGAGTAATGACCGCAACGGTGGTTTTGTTCCCTTCCCCGCCTATTCCACATTTTTAAGAGGTAATAAAAATGAAACATACAAATGAACAAATCGCAATCTTTGATTGCATAGAAAAAACAGAAGACCACCTAATTATTAATGCAGGTGCAGGAACAGGGAAAACGACAACGATTGTTGAAGCAGCAAATCGTATCAATGGACAGAAAGCCGCATTCTTGGCTTTCAATAAATCTATTGCTACTGAATTAGCAGAAAGACTTCCAACTGGCGTAGAAGCGAAAACCTTCCACGCATTCGGATTCGCTGCGATTCGTGCGGCTGGCGTTAAAACAAAGGTGAACAACTTTAAGGTCAATAACATCATTAAAGAACTTCATGGTGCTGATTTCTATGTCGCTCCACTAAAGAAACTTGTTTCTCTGGTTAAGGGAAGTATGGTTGATGGAACCGACAAAAAAGCAATCAACCAACTGATTGATGAATACAATATTAACTTCAATTCTGACCGTGAAGAACGAATTGCAGTAGAATCAATACCTGCAATTCTCACGATGTGCCGAACCCAAACCCATATCATTGATTTTGACGACATGATTTGGATGCCCATTGTTAATGGCTATCCTTTCCCAAAATACGATGTTTTGTTTGTTGATGAAGCACAGGATTTCAACGAAGTGCAACGAGAAATGATTTCTTTGTGCGTCAATGGTGGCCGTTGTATTATTGTTGGTGATAAAAACCAAGCAATTTATGGCTTCCGTGGTGCTGATTCAAACTCAATTTCCATGTTCCGACAACGACTTCTCAAGGGTGAGAAAAAAATCAGCGAATTTCCTCTCTCAATTACTTGGCGTTGTCCTAATTCGGTTGTTCGTGAGGCCAACCGATATGTGCGTGAGTTTAATGCTCCTGATTTTGCCGAAGAAGGCACAGTTATCGTAGATGCTCCGTTCAATCCACAAAGAAATGATATGGTTCTTTGCCGATACAACGCTCCTTTGGTGTCTGCTTTCTATGATTTGATTTCACAGGGTAAATCGGCGTATGTTCTTGGTCGTGATATGACGAAGGGTTTAATTACTGCCGTTCAAAAGATTTCTAAGAACAACCACATGGGCGTTGAAGAGTTCACACAGTTATTCCAAAAAGACTTCGCTTACAACTATCAACGACTTCTTGACCAAAACAAAGAGAATCAAGCGATGGCTCTTGAAGATAAGCGTGATTGTATTATGATTTTCGTCAAGAAAGCAACGACTGTTGGTGGAATCATTGAAGAGATTAAGCGTGTCTTTGATGGAAATGATAAAGGTGAAATCATGCTTTCAACTGTTCACAAGGCTAAAGGTCTTGAAGCAGACAATGTTTATATTCTCGCAACTGAGCGAATGCCTCACCCAAATGGAAGTTTGGAAGAGAACAACATTTGCTATGTAGCGATTACACGGGCCAAAAAGAATTTGTTCTATTGTGGCCCAAAACCAGGAAAAATTTGAGGTGGAAAAATGGAATATGCAGAATTTATGAAAATTACAGATAGATGGTCAGACAACGACACAGTTTGTTTCTTGATGGAATATCCATTGTGGAATAAACTAATTATACGTTTTATTGCGAATATTTGGCATGATGGCGTTATTGAGGCAGAACATATTGAAGGGTATGCTAATGATAACAATATCATGGAACACACGGATTTGCCGGAGGTGGAAGAATGATTACACGAATGCATTGTCGTCATGTTGATTATGAACTAACAGCAGAAGATTTAGAATTGAATGAATTTTACAACATTATCCATCAACACTTTATTTGTTTGGATTGTGGTGCAATTGGTGAGCGAACCTATCGTATTCCAAATGAAATCACTTGGAATGGTAATCAAGACACCCTGCCTTTGGAGGAATAAATATGGAATCAATCGTAGCAAAGCGTGAACTCGGTAATGGCCGATGGGATAAAGCCCTAAAGCGTAAAATGGTTGAATTGTCCGTTGCTGATAACTATGATGAAGCAAAAGAAGAATGGATTGCTACTGGTGAAGTTTGGTGGGCTGGAAACGAAGAAGTTCCTGATTGGGTCGCTAATTCACAAATGGGGCAAGGTAAATGTCTTTGTGGACATATTGTAGTTTATCACTTTCAAATCACTAACACCGAAAACGGTATTGTTGAATGCGTTGGTAGCGACCACATCAATACTTATCTAATTATGCGAGCAATTGCAGAAGATGAAGGCATTTCAATTAACGCTATCACCGATGAGAAGATTCAACAATGGATTGATGTGCGAACTAAGTCAATGAAAGCAGAAGCATGGTGGAAAGCCAACGGTGCTGGATTTGAAATGATGTTTGATTCTGTCAAGGAAATGGATTTGTTCTTCAATGTTCGTGATACTAACAAAACCTTTTATGACTCCGAGATTCAAGCATATTCAACTGAAAAGCATATCCGTAAGCGAGCCGAAGGTCAATTTGGTAGTCCTGAATATAAGATGGCTTCTATCGTTTGGCGTTGGAATCACCCAGATAATCCAAAGGCTCAAATCAATACGACCGGCTATCCGAATGATAACTTGATGAAGGATTTGTCTTTGTTCTATGTAATGCAAGCCCAGTATCTTCCACAATTCAATAAAGCAAAGAAAGCGCGTGAACAGCGTATCTTTGAAATTGCAGAAAGAAAGCGACTAGCGGAAGAACGCATGGAACGGGAACGAATTGCCCGTGAAGAACAAGAAGCCGAGCGTTTGCGTATTTACAATCTTCCTGAAAATGTTGAGAAGCGTCGTCTTCAAGCAATTGAAGAAGAAAAGCGTTTAGCGTCGTTGGCTGAAGCCCGACGACTTGCAGCAATTGAAGACGAAAAGCGCCGTAAAGCAAGAGCCATTCAAAAACAAATGGAACAGGAGGACACGCTTAAAGATAATAACAGCGAGTTTGAGAATATGTGTGGCTATTATGGTATTCCAGTATTTGATGAATCTTATGCAGGTAATGATTGGGAACGAGAGTTTTTGTCAAGTGTTAAGGAACAAATGCTGTCGGGCAAATCAATGTCCGATAGACAACTTAACACTATGAGAAGGATTCTAACCCAAGAACCAGCAACATCAAAGCAAATTAACTACTTGATTAGTCTTGGCTTTGAAGGTCAAACTGATAATTTATCAAAAATGCAAGCAAGCAAGTTAATTAGTGAATATATTCAATAGGCGGATGTTGTTATCGGTAGGGGCTTCACAGCCCTGTTGTGTCTAAACCGCCATTGATACCGCAGGTTTAAAAGTAAAAATCATCATTAAATCCTCTCTCAGGGCGCAATTTGAAGATGGTTTTCCTGCACCTACTCACGGGGTTTTTCTAGTAAAAACGACAATCTTTACCTCACAGAATAGTAGTATTTGCATTCTATGAGTCGTTTATCCCCACCTTTTGAGGTTTTATTATGAAATTAATGAAAGATATAATCCCACCCGACAAACAACGCTTTTACAAAAAAGAATATCTATTGCGAAGTTGTTGGGCGGAAAAAAATAGAAAAAGAATATTTAAAGAATTAAGGAGTTTAGGAATGCCTCCGTATCAAGCATTCCAAATATCAATAAAAAGGATGTATGAAAATGAATGAAGAAATTAAGAAAAGGATGTGGGAATTGCTTGATTATGCGACTTCTACTTTGAAGCACTATGATGAAGGAGATAACCATTGGAAAGTTACACTTTCTTTGGCTCGCCATGAAGCAAAAGAATTGCTAGAATTGACCGAATCTTTAGATGAGGAGGAATAAGTATGGATAGTTTTGTTGAAATTAAATACGGAACCATCATCTACAATGACGGGACAATTAGCAAGACCACTATTTACAATTTTAATACTGTGCAGGGTTTTCGCACATCGTGGGAAAATCGCAGTCAGTTGTCAAAAGCAGAATATCAGGCAAATGTTAGTGAATTAACTATTCAATGCCGAGAGTTTGTTGATGCTACTGAATACCTTAACTCTTTGGGTGAAGAAGAATGAATCACTATGAAAAAATCGGAAACGAAGTTATGTCAATGAATGTGGCAGAAATGGCCGACCTACCGACCTTTGAATTGGTTGGGTTGATTTTGTATCTTCGGTTTAAACTGCGGGCATTTATGGGGGAACAACAATGAATATATTTGCACTATCACGAAGTCCAGCACAGGCGGCCAAAGAAATGATTGACAAACATATTGTCAAGATGCCGACTGAAACCTGTCAAATGTTGCATACTAATATTCTTTACATGCAATATGTTCAAGAACACGGTGAAGAACCTCAATTGAAAGACCTTAAGGCTTTTCACCTCGCCACCGAGTCGGAATTGATGAAGCCAGCCATGCTAAATCACCCCTCAACCATTTGGGCGAGGCAATCTTTGGCTAACTTTGACTGGCTTTTAATGCATGGTGTGTTTCTTTGTTCTGAATACACTTATCGTTATGAGAAAACACATGGAACCGAGCATAGAATCGTTGATTGCGGTTCATACCGTGAATTGATTATTAATCACAATTATCCTTTAGATGAACTAACACCCGTTTCAATTGCTATGGACGACAAGTATCGTATTGATAGATATGAGTTTTACAACACATCAAGAGTTCAATTTGGCATTGAAACCGATGAATGGGACTTTGTAATTGAGTCGTATCGCCACTATTATCTTGAAGGCAAGTGGCGTTTTGCCGAATGGCGTAAGAATCGTCGTCCTGATTGGTTTCCTGCCGACCACTACGCAAAGAAATATAATGTAGGTGTTCGTGCCTATAATGCCCGTAATCCACGATACCCACAACAACTAATGGAGGAATAAAAATGTATAGTGATATTGAAATGACAATGCTTGAGTCTCTCAAGAAAGAATTTGGAGAGACTTACGAAGCATTAGAAGAAGTAATCGTGATGGATAAATTGCGTATTGCTCAAGAATTGTATAACAAAACAGTTGATGATTATCGTGGAAACCAATCAGCCAAAAACTACAATATGCTGGTGGTTGCTATGGTTTGTCTCCAATATTGGGGTCAAAAGAAAGTCAAACTGTTTTCTCTTACGGAGGACTTTTGAATGAAATGTGAAAAATGTGAAGGAACGGGATGGTATAAAGTCCCAAATCATCGTCTTGAAATTATGGAGAATGTTGAATGTATGGATTGTTTAGCACATGAACACTTCAAAGACCACTTGAAAGACGAATTATCTCGCTTGTTAATCAACACAAGTCCACAAAAACTGGCACAAATTGTAGCACAGTTAGTCGTTAATTCGGTGGATAGAAACGAGAATGACGATATTCAGCGCATTGAGGGCATGATTCATACGAAGAATGTTTTGAACGCGCTCACGCTTGCAGAAGCGTATTCACAGTAGGAATGGCTCACATGGGCGTATGGTGTAATAGGATAGCATTCTGGCCTTCTAAGCCGGAGATTCGGGTTCAAATCCTGATACGCCCGCCATTTCTTTTGTATGACCAACTTTTTGGGAACGACGGCCTCGGATTTTGGGTTCTTTATATACTCTCATCCGATGCTCGTTTCACCCTGAAGTAAATAAATAAAGAGGAAGAAATATGCACACAGAACAAGAAACAATACAAACCGTGTTGCTCAATGTAATGTTGAACAATGACGGTGCGACAACAGAAGAATTAAAAAATGCTTTGATTCATGCTCAGTTGATTAAACCAACAGAGGAATCAATGCATAATACGATTAGAGCAGGTATGATTGCTTTAAGAAGGAGATTCAAAAAACAATTTAGAATTGAATTGTTGAGAACCAATCCAGCAATCAACCAAAAGAGATACACTCCAACAACAGAAGCATACTTATTTTGTATGGATAATCTTTTAGAAGAGATGTATGACGAGGACGGAAACCAAGTTGGATATTATTTTCAACACCCAATAGCAATAAGTAAAGAGAGGATTGATTTAATATGATACCAAAAACACCAAATGTAGAATTTAGAATAATTGACGCAGAAGATATGCCACCAATGGTTATATCACAGAATGAAAATGATGAGCCAAAGGTAGTGATTAATACTTATCACCGACTTTGGTTAAGTCTTAACCGACGATTGATTGCAGGTATCATTGATGCTTTGCCTGAAAAACTAGATATGATTTTGTCTTCATATCTTAGGGAACAACGAAACTTTGAAAAAATGGACAGGGAGGAATAAATATGGCTAGTGGAATACACAAAGAATGCAGAATGTGTAAAATAACATTTGTTACGAGAACAATTTCTTCTGCCAAGTGGCAAAATTATTGTGATGGATGTCAAATTACAAGAAAAAGAGAACAGCACATTCACCGAACTCAATCAAAGATTGAGAACCTTGAAGACTCTCTTCGCTCAGAAATGAAAACTTTGAGCAATAAAGTGTCAGATATTGATGTTCTAATCTCAGCAGAGATTAGTAATGCTTTATCCACACTTACAAATAATGATTTGTATGAGGCTTTAATGGCTTCCATACAAAAACAAATTGATGCATTCGTGTCTCAAATTGAGACTGATAACAAAAAATTTAGAGAAAAGATTCAAAAACAATTACTTACTATGAACAACAAATTGGTAAAAATTATGAAGGAGATGGAAAAATGATTAAAACATTGGCAAAGATTGCATTTTGGGGAACATTCGGCGTAGCAACGGGTCTTGTGGGTATTGGCTTACTTGCCGCCCTTGACGATGCGGATTACCCTTTGGAGTAGGTGGACTCCTTTATATACTTTGGAAGAGTAGAGAAAACACAACGGAGATGAAAATATGATTAAGTTGAGAATTATGAACGAAACTGGACACACAGAAGTTGTCCTTGCAGAAAGCGAAGTTATTGACCAAATTGACCAGCACCCGACTCATTGGGTGTTTATTGATGGTGAAATGGTTGCGAGAGAATCTATTGGAGAGATTAACTGGGACACAGTTCAATCGGTGGATTTGACTCCTGCTATTGTTGGAGGAAGTTATTGAGATTAATTTCTCTTAACTCTTCCAAACCACCATTCGGGGGTAGCGTAGGATTTAATCCATCCTGCGCTATCCCCTTTTTTGGGTGATGACACCCGATTTGATAAATTTTATCAATCAAAATGGATTAAAAATAATGCTAGACCTCAAAGGATGGACTTATTCCTCCGCTATTGAGATAAATGGTTTAGCAGTAGTCAAACCCGATTTTTACCCACCCCGTCATGTCCTCGCTATGGGCAAGAGGGGCTACATTTATTGCGACGGGCAGACTCGGATAGATTACGCAGGGCAAGTGTTTTCATCAACAGATGAATTACTCAATACCTGCGGAGAAGAAGCAATTCTTCATTTTAAGGATTGGGTATTCCTTGAAGAAAAAGAATGGGTGATAACTGATGGTAGCCGTTGGTTAGCCTCATTCTCAAATCTTTCAGAATTACCTAAAAGAAGTAAATATAGGTGTTAAATATGACTCAAGCCCCAAACAAAAAGATTTTATCAGATATTACTGTTCACATGAAATATGCAAAATACAACCCAGAATTACTCCGAAGAGAATCGTGGGATGAAATTGTTGAAAGAAATATGCAAATGCACATCAAAACCTATCCTCAATTAGAAGAGGATATTCGTGATGTTTATACTCACTTTGTCAAAACCAAGAAAGTTTTGCCTTCTATGCGCTCAATGCAATTTGGCGGTAAGCCAATTGAAATTAGCCCAAACCGTGTCTATAATTGTGCTTATATGCCAATTGATACTCATGTTGCTTTTAGTGAAGCCATGTTTCTTTTGTTAGGAGGAACAGGCGTTGGATATTCTGTTCAGAGACATCATGTAGAATTAATGTCTGCTATTCAGCATCCCAATCCAAATCGCCAACGACGCTATTTGGTGAATGATTCAATAGAGGGCTGGGCTGATGCAGTAAAGATTCTAATGGAATGCTATTCTGGTATTAGAACATCTACACCTACATTTGATTATTCTGATATTAGACCAAAAGGTTCTCTTTTGAAAACTTCTGGTGGAAAAGCACCCGGCCCACAACCATTGAGAGAATGTCTCGTTAAAATTGAAGGTATGCTTCAAAACATTCCTAATGGTTCTATGTTGAAACCAATTCAAGCACACGATATTATGTGTCATATTGCAGATGCAGTTCTTAGTGGCGGTATTCGTCGTGCGGCTATGATTAGCCTATTTTCAGCAGACGACCATGAAATGATTGCTTGTAAATCTGGTAATTGGTGGGAAAACAATCCACAAAGAGGTAGAGCAAACAATTCAGCAGTTCTTTTGCGACACCGAGTAACAAAAGAATTCTTTATGGATTTGTGGAATAGAATTAAAGCATCTGGTTCTGGAGAGCCGGGCATTTACTTCAACAATGATAAAGACTGGGGAACAAACCCCTGTTGTGAAATTGCGCTCCGACCATATCAATTCTGCAATCTAACCGAGGTTAATGCTTCAGATATTACAGACCAAGCAGATTTAGAATCAAGAGTTTCTGCCGCCGCTTTCCTCGGAACACTTCAAGCGGGTTATACTGATTTCCATTATCTTCGTGAAGTATGGCGTAAAGCAACAGAAAAGGATGCTTTGCTCGGTGTTTCCATGACAGGTATTGCTTCAAATGTTGTTGAACATTTGGATTTAGAAATGGCCGCTTATGAAGTTAAGAAAGAGAATGAGCGTGTTGCTAAAGAAATCGGTATCAATCCAGCATCAAGAACAACCTGCGTTAAACCTGCTGGAACCACTTCTCTTGTTTTAGGGACTTCTTCAGGAATCCACGCATATCACGATGAGTATTACATTCGCCGTTTGCGTGTTGGTAAGAATGAGGCAATCTATGGTTATCTCGCAAACAATCATCCCGAATTGGTTGAGGATGAGTTCTTTAACCCGCACGAACAGGCAGTTATTTCAGTTCCTCAAAAAGCACCCGAAAGGGCAATTACACGCCACGAATCAGTATTTGATTTGTTAGAGCGAGTCAAAAACTTTAGTATTCGTTGGGTTCGTGCAGGACACAATGATGGCCTGAATACTCACAATGTTTCCGCTACAATTTCTATCAAAGAAGATGAATGGGAAACCGTAGCCGATTGGATGTGGTTAAACCGGCATTATTATAACGGTCTTTCTGTTCTCCCATATGACGGAGGAACATATACTCAAGCACCTTTTGAAACCTGTGATAAACAAACCTATGATAAATTGACTGAGGCACTTCAAGATGTTGATTTAACAATGGTTCAAGAATTACAGGATGATACAGACCTCTCAGGTGAATTAGCCTGTGCTGGCGGTGCTTGCGAAATTTAAGGTGATTAAATGAAACTCTCCAAAATTTCTAATTTTGAAGAGTATTTAGATGTAATAACAATAATGGCTAGAGATTTATCCGATGAATCTTTGCATAGAATAGGTATGGCAATCAATGTCTGTGATTCCTACATGGATGAGCAGGAAAAAATATATAGGCTAAATACCACTCTCAAAAAATGTCTCTGGGAATATGAAGAAGCAATCAACATGGGCTTTCATAAATTCATAATCAAACAGACAGGTAAAATTAAAGAATTACTTAACTACCACCACTACAATTGTGAAGGAAAATCATGTGATGTTTGTAATATATTAAAAGAAACTAAAATAAAAATGGTGATTAATAATGAAAGAAAAGAACCCAGAATATATTCTCAATAAGAGAAGCAATAAACCAATAGCCACACGCTGTCGTGTGTGCGGTGGGCAACTTTTGTTAGCCCATGAAATCAAAAATGAAATCCATGATAAGTGTGATAATGATGATAAAAATGTATATATGATGTGATATAATGAAACTAAGAATTAAAAAACCAAATGATAGTAATGATTATTTTGAAACAAACATTACTTGTGCTACCTATGCTTTTAGGGACATTATGACAGTTGGTTATCTACGAAATGCTAAAGACCCAATCCAAGCAGGATTAGAAGCCTTTTGGAAAGATATTATTTCTCCTAGAAAATCAAGGAGAACCTATTATAATGGCTTTGGATATAACTTTCATCATATTGTTTTTATTGAAGGTTGCCCTATCGTTCTTTCAAGAGAAGGCATTCGTTATCAATTGAATGGTAAGTCTTACAGCCTTGCTACTATTTGTTCAGCACTATCAAGGATTACCTATAAATCATGTTTTGAGAAGAAGCCAGAGGCTTTGTTGTCTGCTTTGTATTCTACACTCAATTTGCCAGAAAATGTTAAGTATTGTATTGAAAATCGTGCACCATTTCATTTCTTCCAAGACTTTGAAAAGCAAGATGTTCGTTTGAATGTGGTTCAAATTGATGATAAGATGCTTGCTATGGAAATTAGCGATGGTGTTTGGGGTGAAATAACTCCTAAGCAACTAGACTCTTACTGTAATTTTTATGTTCATGGTAAGCGCAGAGGCTCATGGAAGTATCTTTCTCCTAAATCCCTATATACTAGGTTGATGGGTCGTGAACCAACGGAGGCTGAATTGAAAGTGATGGTTGCCTTTTTGATGCAGAACAGAATGCAAGACATTGTGGACGCAAGAGCATTAGAATTGGTGGCTGATATGTTGATTCAACATAAAGGCCGACTATCTGCTGAGTATGACAATGATGGAGTATTGACTGACCTTTTCGTTAGAGGCAAGGATTATGACTGGCGATTGACAAATAATCGCTATAAGTCTGGTATTCAAATGGTTTCAACCTATGTCTGGCAACCAGTCGTAGAAGCCATTAAGAGCAAAGACGACCTTAACGAAATCATTGATAAAAAATTATCCGAACCAGATTGGCGTGGCCCGATTTGTATTGATAATATGGCTGATGGTTCTCCATTGGGCGACCAATTCGCCGCAAGAGCATTAGCCCTTCTTAACGACTCTTTTACAATAACAATAGTGAATACGATTAAGCGGTATCTTGCCGCCGAACCAAATGAATATAGGATTGATAATAATGATTTGCGATGAATGTGGTAGTAATGATAACTCATTTGATGAGATACAAGGCGAAAGAGTTTGTAATAACTGTGGACTTATCTTAGTCCAAGAGATGTTTGAAGAAACCGTTCATATTTTAGATACGGGCGGAAACCTCAAACATTCTGCTGATAAAGGCAGATTAGGTTCTGTTATCACAGGTAAAGGTTCTTACAAATTCAATAAGTTCGGTAAGAATAGCGTGATTCCTCAACATATTCAAAATGCTTTAATGCATTGTAATATGATTTTGGCTCATGTTGCTCCAGATTTGGGGCTAAACGAGCGTGTTGAGAAACTGTATCTTGATTTACATAACAAAGGCATATTTGGAAGAAGTCAAATTGAAGCAAGAGCAACGGCTGTTATCTTTTATGCTTTGAGAGAAAACGGAACACCTCATACCTTTGCAGAAGTTTCTGCTGAATTTGATGCTAATTTAAAATCAGTTAAGAGATTAGTTAGAAAGATTAATCAAGTCTTTAGAAACAAAGCAGGATACAATCCTGTTAATCCACAGTATCTGTTAGAGAAAACTCTCAACGACATTACCGATGATTTAGTCTTTAGACGACAAACTATCAAAGTGTTGGAGTTCTTTGAAACAAAAGTAGCGCAGAATACCTTCAACAAAGGAAGGTCATATTATGCGTCTATCATTTGGATTTCAGCAAACATGAATGTGAACACGATGATAACTCAAAATCTAATCACAAAGAAAACGGGGTTCTCTCGTTTCAATATTAGGAGACAAACAAAAGCAATTCTATCTATGATTGGTTTAGAACTAGCCAGCCAAGTAAAGGGAAAACAATTAAGTGAATTAGGTGAATAATATGTTTGAAAAAGAATGGAATAAAATAGCAAAAAAAGTATATAAGAACGCAGTTAATCACGGGTTTTGGAAAGAAACCCCGAATGATGGTGAACGCATGGCTTTAATCCATGCTGAAATTAGTGAAGCACTTGAGGCTTTGCGTGATGGAAACCCATCATCTTCAAAGATTATTGAGTTCAGTAATCTTGAAGAAGAATTAGCCGATGCAGTAATTCGTATTATGGATTATGCTTTTGGCAAAGATTTAGATATTGCAGGAGCAATTCTAGCAAAAATAGAATATAATGAAAGCCGTGAATTTATGCATGGTAAATCGTTTTGAGGTGAATATAATGGTTGTTTTTGGCATTAAAAAAGGAACAGGCAGAACCTATTGCAGATTATGTAGAGAAACTATACAAAATGGACAGCCCACTATTTATGTTAGCGGCTACCGAACAAGTGGGCAGATTCACGCCCTAACAGAACATTGTTTCTATCTTAGAGAAACATTAGAAAAAATAAAGGAGGAATAAATATGAATGAATTTAATAAAAAGAAAGAAAGATTAATTATGGGATATAATCTTTATATTGAGGATTATGAATCAGACATTACATTTGAAGAATTTTTGATTTTACGCATTTTGAATCAAGAAGATGAAATTGACGCACTTATGAAGGAGTTAATAAAATATAATCCCCCGTATTTAGAAGAGGTTGATGAAGCAGTTGAAGAAATTTTAGACACTCTTAAAAAACAAGATAAAGAAGCGGAAGAAAAATTTAAGGAGGAATATCAATGAGAAAAATATTAGTAGTTGGAGCAGGTGGAATTGGGAGTTTCTTGATTCCTACTTTGGATAAAGTCGGTCTTTACCGCATTCATGTGGCTGACCCTGATGGTGTAGAAACAAAGAATCTACCTTATCAAAACTTTAAGAAAGGTCATGTTGGGCAGAATAAGGCTCAAGTAATGATGGATTCCTACGAATCTGTTAGTTCTTTTAGTAAATACCCAATTTTAACGGCAAAACAAATGGAGGGCTATGACCTTGTGGTTTGTTGTGTTGATAACTTGGGCGTGAGGCGAACTTTATACAACACAACCCTTAAATGGCTTGACTTACGAGCGCAAGGCAGAAATGCCGCCCTTGTGTCGCATAAGGCCGACCCGAAGATGTATGATATGCTCTTAGCAGGTGAAGAAGGTTCATTCAGTTGTCAAGGAGATTCATGGGATGGAACAAATAGTAATGTTCACTTTATGCAGGTCGCAATTGCTGGATTAGGTTCACAATGGATTCAAAGATACTTCAATGAAGAAGAAGTGAGAGATTATATGGTGGTGAATGTATGAGTAGAAAAAGGAGATTTTGGACAGATGAACAGTTAGCATTTCTTGTTGTTTGCAGGACAAAGAGACAAACATGGGAACAAATTGCTCATTCTATGCAGGAAAAGTTCGGTTTTTGGAGAAGCCCTGCTAGTATTGGAGCAAAATATCGCAGTCTTTTTGATGGCGACCACGCGAAAGAATATACACCCGAACAATCAAAATTCATTGTTGATTGTTATTTAAATCATTTCCAAACAAAAATAATTCTTGATGGTTATTTTGAACAATTTGGTCAAACTATCAATAAATCAGATATTGATGAAGTCGTTAAAAAGCATCTAGCGACTGAAAAGAAAGTAGATGCTGAAATTAAAACAATAAAAACAAAAATTAAGGAGAGAAAAAATATGAAAAGAAAAACATGGACAAAAGAAGAAGATGAGCAATTGCTTGCTTGTGGTTCTTGGAAGAAAGCGATGGAATTACAGAATGGTCGCTCAAGGTCGGCTAAAAATGCTCGTTGGGCGTTGCTACAACAGCAAAAGAAAAAGAAAGGCGCAAAGCGTGGCCGAATGACAAAGGCTGAATTGGAAATGATTCGCAATTGTGAAACCGTTGAAGAAGCATTGGCTTTGAATTTGCGAAAGCCCGAAACAATTATTCGGCAATTTGCTACCTTTAACTCAAAGAAGAAAGAAGTTGTTCTTGCTGTTGGGCCTAAGCCAAAGAAGCAAAAGAAGGTGCGTAAGCAATATGCCCCTCGTTGGACGAAAGAAGAGGATTATGACCTCATCTTGAACTTTTACGAACTTTCAATTGATGAAGCCCGAAACCGATTCAATCGGTCATACGGGACTATCGCAACCCGCTTAGAAAAGTTGGTTGATAGCACAAAGCCTGAGCATATCTCTATGCTTATGGAGGCTTCTAAGGAAATTAAGAGTCGCAAGGAAGCACAGAAACCAACGCCCAAAAAGAGCCGCAGAACGCTACGCAAGGAGCGAAAGAAGGCTAAGAAAGAGGCTAAGTTGAAGGCCAAGTTGCAGAAAATCCGAGGTGAATAAACATGGGAAGAATTAAAGATAAAATGATTAAAGATGGTGATGACGACGATGATGATGGTTATGACCATTATGAGATTGAACAAGCGGAATTGGAGTATTTCCGACAAAAAGTGATTGAGGACATTGGAAACCTTCACGAAGAATTGTTTCAAGAACAGTTTAAAACAACGACTGTTGATAGAAACAAGTTTGAAGGTGCAGTTATGCACGATTTAAATTTCCACGCTGCAATTTGGAAGGCTTCAACAGAAACCCTTCCTAATCTTGAAGTGCAGGTTGTTATTGACAACAACAACAATTGTTTCGTTTCAACCGGAAGTCCGGGCTATGTTGATTTTTTCCAACCACCAGTCGGCATGACTCTTCCTATTCGTTGTTGGATTCATACTCATCCATTTGGGGCCGCATATTTTAGCGGAACTGATATTCGGACTGTTTCTATTTGGGAACCAAACATGGAATGTGCATATGTTCTTGGAGACAATCAGTATGGTTTTTGGGAGAACCAATTTAATCCTAAACAATTAGAAATATTTTTGGACAATGAAGTGCAAAAAACTCAAACATGGGGTGAAGAAGAATGAGAGGAAAACCTCTTAAAAGAGGATTAAGCACAGCCGCAAAATATCCAGATAGACCAATGCGAGAATTTGAAAAAATTTCTTTGAAGGATAGAGCAGAGCGACACGCAAAGGCTCATCCTAACGATAAGAATAAATTAAAGGAAAACAAAGGTGTTCAATGGGCAAAGTCAAGAAAGACTGAGCGAGATAAGAAATTGAAGGAGTTTTACAAAACTCATGTTTATACTTGGGTTTCCGAAACTAACCGAGCATGGGTAGCAATTCCACAATTGGAGGAAGAAGAATGAACATTATTATACCCGACCATGCAATACACCGAACAGAATTGAGAATGAAAACTCCTGATATGGAAATGTCAGAAGAAGAAAAACTTGTTGAGCAACACAAAGAAAAGTTTCCCAACCAACATTACATTGTCTATTCTAATTGGACTGATGCTATGCTTTGTTTGAAGCAGAAAGTTTTTATCACCCCAAAATGTCTGGGTGAGTTTAACTACAGCGAAAAGGGTCAAACTCCCACTTGCGATTATTGCGATGAAAGAAACACTTGGATTTTGAAAGAGTTTCACTACGATTTGGAGGATTTGGACTGGTTGATGGAGAACGGCCCATTCGCCCCAAATAAGGAGGTGAAAGAATGAAGGTTGAAATTAACGGAATGGATTTCAAAGAATGGATGGTTGCCTTTGAAAAGCAAAGGAACCATATGAACCAAATTATTGCAGAAACTCTTGGTGAAAGTGTTGAAAAAGTCAAGAATGATATGGATAATATGACTCATATTGCTCTTTTATATCATGAAGGGAAAATTTCAGAAGAGGAATTTACTCGTCTAATGACCCAAGAGTTTCCTGAATTAATGGAGGAAGAAGAATGACGGAAGAAAAGAAAGACTTTTGGTGGAGAATACCGTGGAATGTTTTAGCAAAAAGACCTGGAGGAATTAGGTATAATCAAGTTTTGACTTGGTTAGAAAATGAACACAATGAAGCGTATAATCATTGGGTTTCAATTGAAAATGATTATCGTAAAGACTTCACTTTTGGAAATTATGCTCGTATTTTGACTTGGCTAGAAGAGGAATATATTGAACTATTTATTCAATGGAAGCCAGTCCTTAAACAAATTGAGGTTGAATCGGAAAAATCGGCAAGAGAATTAGCGAGAAAGAGAGGTTGGGTAAAATGAAGGCTTTAGGTAAATATGCAATAATTAAACTAGAAAACTCTACCTCTAAATCAGGTATTCAGGTTAGGATTGATAGCACAGGTATTGTGCATTCATGTCCTTCAATGCCTGAAATTGAAGGTAAATTGGTTTTGTTTGATGATAGACACCGTTTCGTATCTCACGATGATATGATTATTGTTTCTACTGAACACTTATTGGGAGTGATTGAATGATTTTGAATGGAGAAGAAGTAAAGCAAAAGTTGCTACAAGGCATCAATCTGGTTGCTGATACAGTTAAACCAACATTAGGCCCACAAGCAAAGACTGTAATTTTGCAGGGTAATCCTCCAATTGTGATTAATGATGGAGTGACGATTACGAAATATATTTCCCATGACGACCCTTATGTTCAAATGGGAGTTCAATTAGTTCAAAATTTAGCAAGTAAAGCCCAAGAAGGTTCAGGCGATGGAACAACAACCGCCTGTATTCTTGCACAGGCTTTTTGTAATGAATTAATGAGTAATGAAGAACAAATGACCACGCATGACTTTAACCTTCTAATGGACTCTCTTCGTGAGCAAACAATTAATTTCTTAGACGGTATCTCTATGACTGTTGATGATTCGGATATTCTAAATGTTGCTACAATTGCGGCAAACAATGATGCTTCTCTTGGCTATTTGATTCAAGAAGCGTTTAATACGGTTGGTCGTGATGGTGTGATTACTGTTGAGGAATCTAATGATTATCAAACTCAATTGATTCTTCGTGAAGGTATGGAAATCCAAGAAGGATATTTGAGTCATCTTATGTGCAATACGGAAAGTGGAAAGGTTGAGTTTAATAATCCCGTTGTTTTCATGTCAAATATGGGCCTTCGTCATTTTAAAGACATCATGCCTTTGCTTGAATATTCAGCGAGTCAAAGCCGACCTCTTTTGATTATGTGCAAAGGTATGGATGGTTCAGCACTTAACAATTTGATTATGAATCTAATCAATAAGACTGTTGAATGTGCAGTAGTGATGGCTCCTAATTTCGGAGATGCTCAGATTGATGAATTGTCGGATATTCAATCATTAATTGGTGGTAAAGTCTTTGTTGAAGAAAGCAAAGACGATTCAAAACTCTTTACTGAAACCGATTTGGGAACCTGTTCCAAGGTCATTATCACAAAAGAAACTACGACTTTTATTGGCGGAGAAGGCAAAACCGAAGATAGAATTAAAGCCCTGAAAGAACAGGCACTTGATTTGAAAGGACATGACTTGGCTCGGATTAAATCAAGAGTAGCCCGCCTCAAAGGTGGAATTGCTACTATCAAGGTTGGTGCATCTTCATCAATTGAAATGCGAGAAAAGAAAGAACGACTTGATGATGCACTTCACGCAACAAAGGCCGCTTTGGAAGAAGGTATTGTTGTTGGTGGTGGTGTCCCATTTATTCGTCTTGCTTATGCAATTGAAGCACCCGAATGGTTCAGAAAGTCTGTTGTAAAACCTTATCGTGTTTTGATGGATAATGCAAACTACACCGAGCAAACAAGGGTTGTAGGGTTTGAAATTGAAAAGACAATTGATGGAACAAATCCTAATTGGGGATTCAATGCAGTTTCATGTCAGCATGAAGATTTGTTTAAGGCAGGAGTCTTTGACCCCGTGAAGGTTTCCAAGAATAGTTTCTTGGCGGCATTGTCAATTGCTCAGTTGTTTTATTCAACAGATGTTGCAGTATTAGTGGAGGAATAAAAATGGATAAAGTAACATTAGAAGAACTTAGAGAGTTAAGAGATGAAGGGATGCTACCGTTTATGATGTATGGTTGGGCTATACGCAAAGGAATTCCCAAAGATAAAATTGATGAAGAAGTCGCTAAATTAGAAAAAGCGATTAATGAAATGCTTGAACAGGAGGAATAAACATGGTTAAAAAATTAGAAGATATGGGTTATGTTAAAATTTCCGAGTATGAGAAAATACAATTATTTAACAAAGATGCTGATTTTGACGAACTAGACGCTATTTTATATCTTACTGACGGTATTTCTCGTGAGAGTTTTAATATTCTTGATGAATTTGTGGAAGTTTGGCTACCAAGAGAGTATTTCTTTCCAAATAATGTGGAAGAACTAAAGGAGGATTAAATATGTTAGATGCTTTAAATATTTTACTAGATAGCGAAATTGTGAGAATGACTGTTGTTTATGCTGATGGTTCACTAGATATTTTAATTAGGCAAAAAGACGGGACATTTAGTGTAGAAAGGAGGAATCGTTGATGGAATGTCCAAATTGTAAGAGAAGTATTATTCCTCATTTTGGTGGGTATCATATGCGAAGATATGGTATGTGTCAGGATTGTTGGGAATTAAAACTCAAGGAGACTAAGAAATGAAAGAGAAAGCAATTACTGTTGTTTTACCTGCGCCACACAAGCAAAGGATAAAATGCCCTATTTGTGAAGGAAATAAATGTAAAGTCTGCAATATGTCTGGGGAACTAGGTATTAATGTAGCACCAAAGATTCCGATTCAAAGGGCGCATATTATCAAATATGTTGCTGAAAATATGCACGAAGTAGCAAAGGAAATTACTCGCAAATATGGTTTAGTGCCTGAAGTTAATACGGCTGAAGTGATAGAAGTAAATGGAGGACAATTTGAAGTTGTTCAGATTTCTAGTCTTGGTGGTGTTTGCTGGGTTGTAAATCGCTTGGATGATTTAGATACTCCAAGATACTTTACATCAAAACAGGAACTTGACAAGTTTAAACAGGGGTGGATGAATTGATAGAAGGAGATGAATTGATAGACTTTGATAGATGGTTTTTAAAAACCTATCCTCCCAAAAACATTAGAGACATTATTATGGAAAAAGGATTCTTTCATAAGATACTATTTCCTATTTATTCGGAGGAAGAGGAATGACAGATGAATTAGAAGTAAAAGGAACCATAGTCCGTAATGCTGAACTGGACTGTAAAATAAAGCGTGGTGTCTATTGGAACATAGATGTCATGGATATTCGTTGGTATCGTAATGACAAGCCAACAAATAAAGGCATTCGTTTGAATGTTGATGAAGCAAAATTGTTATTACAAATTTTAAGGAGAGAATTAGATGAAGAGAGTAAGTGATGTTCAATCAAAGAAAAGCCTACGGGCGGCAAATGAAGAAAGACAATATGGGCATAATGCTGTTCCTCGGTTTGGAAACTGTGCTGGAAAAATTATTGATTTGTTTGCTATTTATGTTGAAGAAAGTATGACTGTTCCGCCTAAAGGTGGAAGAGGTTGTCGTGTTCAAAAAGAACATATTGATTTGTGTTTCGGTAAGTTTTATCAGGCTATGAGAGAATTTATGGATGGTGAAAAAGAATGACTGAGAAATTTAAAAAAGGAGAGTTTTTGTATATGGAATTGACAACATGGTTATTAGAACACTTTAAAGATGTTTATGATGATTATCAATTAAATGCTGCTGAAGCACACATTCAAAAGTGGAGAAAATACATAAAGGGTGATAAAGAATGAATAAACTTTACTTGATTACAACCAACAATAAGAAGTTTGATTCTTGGGCTAAACAATTGAAGAAGAACCTCAAGGGACTAGCCCTTGACCACTTCAATTCAGGATATAATGATGTAGTTAATGGAAACTATTTGGCGAGAGCCTCTTTTGTTTGTTATTGGGAAATCTATTCAAATGATTCTCTAGCAAGATTAGCACCAGCCATTACCCAAGCATCATTTATTCATATGTTGCATAGGTTCATGGAAATGGAAATGCACGAAGAAGTGAGAGTTGTTGAGCAATTAATGATGAATTTCTTGCGGCTCCTTCAAAGACTAGAAGGAGAGGAAAATAATGAAGAAGAGTGATTGGGTCTATCTAGCAAACGCTATGTGGACTTATTCAGAAAGAAATGAAGGAAAAATCAGTATACTTCTAAAACAACTGATTAAAGAAATAAATAATAATAAGGAGATGATTGAAAATGACATGGGAAAATATGAGCAGAATGCTACAAGCAACAGACCAATTGACACCGACTCAACAAATAAGTCGGATTTCAAGAGACTTGGAAACATTCACGACGGAGAAGAATAGCCCTTCTTTGGTTTTGCAGATTCTTGACAAAGATAAACTGGAAGCAAATAGCCTCGGTTTAGCAAAGGCAAAGAAATGGATGGCTAAAATCTTTGATGTTTTTGATGATGAAATTGATGGATTGATGTATGCCCACGATGATTTGGGCGAAGCAATTTATCACCTTGACCCATCAGCAGAAAAACAACGAACCATTTCTGTTCAGTATGTTCATCGTATTTTGAACATGAACTGCGGAAAGATTGATTCTAACGAGTTTTCTATTCTTGAGGAATCAATTTTGGCTATGTCTGCAAATGCACGACGCTGGTTCATTCGGTATATGCTAAGAACGCCACGAAATGGAATCAATGAAGGAACCGTTGCGAAGATTATCGCCAAGCACTACAATAAGAAGCAAGCAGATGTTAAGAAACATTTGAACTTCAATTCTGTTGAGGTGGTTTGTTATCACTATAATGCTGGTTCCAATCCTCCATGTAATCTAACCTATGGAAAATTCATCAAACCAATGCTTGCTAAGGAAGTTCCGATGAATAAGTGGCCTACTAACTTTGTTGTTGATTACAAATACGATGGAAACAGATACCAAATTCATATTGATGGCGACAAAACTATGATTTTTAATCGTAAAGGTAAAATCGTAACTCAGCAATTCCCTGATGTTGTTGAATTGGTTCAAGAGTATGATGTTGAAAATGCTATTCTTGATGGTGAAATCTATCCTATCTTGGAAAATGGCGCACCTGCACCTCATAAGCAAATGGGAACAAGGGTTCATTCAAAGAATATTCAAGAGGCTATGGAAAGAGTCAAGGTTGAATGGGTCATTTTTGATTGTCTCATGTTGAACAACGAAACAGTCATGGATTTGTCATATACGGAACGGTTGGAGAAGATGAAAGACCTGCCGAATCAAGCACACCGAATCACCGAGGGCGACATTATGGCCTTTTACCATGAAGCAATCAACGAAGGGTTTGAAGGAATCATCGTTAAGGATGCAAGCCAACCTTATCAATCAGGAAAACGCTCCGTTTTCTGGGCTAAATATAAACCTCCGCAGATTAATCTTGATGTTGTTATCCTCTCCGCAAAATATGGGGAAGGTAAGCGGTCAAATGTTTTCGGCACTTACGAGTTAGGCGTGAGGGCTAATAATGGTTATCACAGCGTCGGATGGTGTGGAACAGGCTTCTCGGATAGCGATTTAATCAACCTCACGAACACGCTACGGCGTAATGTTGAATCCTTTGACAACGGGCGATTCTTTGTTTCGCCTGTTGTTATTCTTGAAGTTAAGGCTGATTTGGTTAGCCGTGATGAAAAAGGCAACTTGGGTCTAAGGTTCCCAAGATGTGTCCGTATTCGTGATGATAAATTTGTTGCGGATATTAATACCTTGAATGATGTGGAGAGATTAGAATGAAAGAAGAATCAGCAGTATGGAATACAAAGTATTTTGCAGACCAACATGGGCGTTGTAGGAAAATTTCTGAAATGAGTATGAAACAAACAGATATAGCAATTAGGTCTTCATTTACAAGAATGAAGACCTCTATGCTACATTTAGAAAGACTTTACCATAGAAGATTTGTTTTGAAGCAGAAATTAGGAGAAGAAGATTACATGGTGAGAAACCATAAGCAAAAGATTATTCAAAATCTTGGTCTGAAATCGGAACTTGAAAAGAATGAACATATGCAACAGATTCTTCTAACTGCTCTCACTTTCATTGAAAGCGGAAAGGATATTTCTTTGATTAAGGCTGTTCTTGAACAAGCGAGGGATGATGAATGATTCAACAAGGAGAAATGACAATTATTGATGCAATTACTTACAGGTGTTTAAAAATTGATGAAGATGGCTATGCTCATCTAAAAAATATTCTGCATGAACAAGGCCGACCTAAGTTAGTTTTACAGAAGTATTGTCCTTATATTAAGGATAATCAAATCATTGTTCCTGAAAAGCCTGCCTATAAGAAACCAAAACCTACCACTAAAATTAATGTAACTCAGTTAATTAAAGAAACAACCGACCTTCAAGTTTCAAATGAGGCAAAATATTTTATTACTCAATGGGTTGAAACAGCGATTGCCAACCTTATTAGCAACGCAGAAGAAAACGCAATTGAAAGGGGAGAGTCTCGCTTAACGGCCGCTCACTTCTTTTGGCTTGAAACAAATACTGCACCTAATGGTTATTGGCCTTCAAATACACAATATATGCAGGACTGATATTTATGTATAGTAAAGATATGCTAATTGGTATCTTACTAACTGCTGGTAAGTTGGATTTTAATATTGAAAGAGCAAGTGATTCTCAAATTGGTTATCGTGTAAGAGTGAAAATTATCCTTCGTGCTGAAGAATCATTTCTTAGGGCCGTTGAAAGAACGCTTTTTCAACATGAGATTACTTCTTCTTACAAAGAAAAAGAGTCAAAGACAAGACCAAAGCCCATTCTAAAGATTGGCGGAATCAAAAATCTGTATAAATTGACAGAATTGGTTCCTGTATTACCTGACGCAAAAGGAGACTGGGGAACATTTAGAGAACTGGTTGAATTAATATCAGAGAATAAACATAGAACATCAAGTGGACTTGATAGAATATTTGAATTGAAAGGGGTCATTTAATGGGACTAACAAATAGAAATAATGATAATAGAACAATCCTACTAACAGGCAAAACTGGAACTGGAAAATCAATAAAGGCACTTACTTTCGTAAATGACCCAATCGTTCTATATGCAAACGACATTGATTTTGATGTAGGTTCATTTCCTGTGGAGAACGGAATCGTTATTGAAGATGTGCATTACAAACCTGATAAGTCAGCAATCTTGCACATCATACGCAATTATCGTGGTCAAGTAGTATTGACTTCTATTAACCAAAAGTCTGTTCCCAAAGAAATTAAGGATATGTGTAAAATCAAAAGAGCAGGTTCTCATAATTTCCTTGAGGAAGAAATTAAAGCAATTGCTCCAAATAGCGAAAGTCCTTTCTCTTTAGATAGAGATACTTATTCTATTGTGAACGGTTTTCTTAAGGAGAGAAATAGAGATTTGGTCGCTGAAATTTTACTGTTTAACAAACCATCAGATACACAGATTCTATCGTGGTTGTCTGAAAATATGCACCCTAACAGATTAATTTTTGTTGATGGAAGAGTTAAGCGAAGATGGAGTCAAAGATACTTTTATGAGATGCTTGCCTATTCTCATACAGGTTCTTTTGTTGGACAATTAAATATGCCAAAAAGAAGAGCATATTCACAAATACCAAAACTAGCAAGAAGACTTGGTGTTAAGAACCAAAGACTTCTTCCTGCTTTATTGAAAGATGAAGCGTTTAAAGAACAGGCAAAAAAGAAACTTAACAATGCCGAATGCCGATTGCTTAAAATCGGTGAGAAACGGCGTAGAAAGAAAACTACACCTATTGTAATAACACAAACATCATTAGGTGATTTTATGAAGGATGGATAAATATGCCAAGAGGAACTCACGGATTTAGCATGGCTATAGAAGAAATAATTAAATTGATTAAGAAAGAGGGGCCACTACCCACCGAAGCAATAAAGATTAAAATTGAAAATATTCCTAGACTCAAAAATACTAGAATAACTTCAAATCGTATTGGTCAGTATCTTCGTAGAATGCCCTTTTTTGTTGTTGAAAAACAGCCAAACGGAACAAAAATATATGGAATAATGGAGGAATAAAAATGCTATGGACAGAAAAATATAGACCTAAAAATTTAAATGAAGTAATTGGACAAGAACACTTTGTATCTGATGCAAGAGGTTGGGTTGAAGAAAACAATATGCCTAATATTTTGTTATACGGAAATCCTGGAAATGGTAAAACAGGCGCAGGATTAGTGATTGGAAGAGAAATCTTGGGTGATTCCTTTCAAGATAATTTTGTTGAAGTGAATGCTTCGGATGATAGGCGATTAGAAAATGTGCGAACTACGATTAAGAATATCGCACAAAGCGGAACAATTGGGGATGCACCTTTTAGAATCGTATTATTAGATGAGATGGATGGTATGACCACCGATGCTCAAAATGCACTAAAGCGTATCATGGAACGATATGCAAGCAATATTCGTTTTATTATTACCTGCAACGACAGAAATAAGATTATCTTTGCATTACAAAGTCGCTGTGCAAATTATCATTTTAAGCCACTCTCTAATGAGGCGGTCTTGGAAGTTTTAACTTCAATTCTCAAGGCTGAAGAAATAACCCGATTCTCCCAAGATGAATTGGACTCCTTTATATATGCGATGAATGGTGATATGCGGAGGGCGATTACGGAACTCCAAGCGGCAAAGGCAAGCAATTCCACCCTCAAAACGCAAATTGATGCAGGATTAAATGAATACAAAAAATTGTTAATGAAAATCGTCAATAAAGATAACTTCGCATTAAGCACGATACATGATTTCTTACACAACGGATTTACTATCCGTGAAATCTGTATTGGCTTACATGATGCAGTTATTCAAACTGAATTAGAAAGTAATGTCAAATTCAAAATTTTAAGAACCATAGGAGAAAGCGAATGGCGTTCAACCACTATGACTCCAAAGGTTTTAGCATCTTGGCTAGTTAGCCAACTATCATAGAATTGAACAAAGAAAAAATAAATATGGAAGTGAAGAACATGGACGAAAACATGAAAGCAGAAATTGAAAAAGGCGCACAGGCTATCGGCTTGAGCGTTGAAGAAGCGAAGAACAAGTTTGAAGAGATTTGTTCCGAAAACAACATTGAAACCACAAACCCTATCGCAAAGGGTCTTTGGCGAAACTTTGTTGCGAATGTAAAGCGAACACAGAACAATGATGGTGCTGAACAGAAAGACAATGATTCTTTCTACAAAGCAGCCTTTGGTTTCTTTGTGTCGTTAGATGCACCAAGAGATATGATGGCTTGGAACAGAATGAAAGCAAAAGAAGAGTTTATGCGTGATTCTGACAATGCTCTTGAACAGGGTATTGTGGCTATTGCTTCACAGAATGCTCTTGGAAAGTGGGTTGTTTCCCGCTATCACAACGGAGAATATAATGAAAAGACCATTTCAACTCTCCCTTCGGGTGCAGAAGAAACAGAAGATGGTCGTTTCTTTATCCCATTGGATAACACCCCTACCTACATGAATGGTGGTAGAAACAACAATTACGGTAAGCCTCTTCCCGCAGAACAAATGCGACGAAGTGGTATTTTCTTTGGTTCCGTTGGAACGGGAGAAATGAAGCCGTATTATTTCTCTTACAAAAATCAAGGTGGTGTGGACTTTGCACCAAATACTTTTGAGTGGGTGCATTTCCTTTGTGTTGCCAATGACAATGGAACTGACATTTATGGTGCTAAGGATTTGACTTTCAACAGTCTTTCTCTTAACTCTGAAATGAATCCTGATAACGAACTTTATCGTGATATGTCCACCTTTGACTTTGAGGATTGCTTGCGTGAAAACTTTTCATCGCATCTTGTTCCTCTTGTTGATATGGATAAAGCGCACATTGAACGCCAAGCACTTCCTTCAAAGGAACGCTATGTCATTACTGACGGAACGGTGTGCAATATGAACATGACTCCAACAAAGAACGGAAACAGAATCATCAATCTAACTGACTTGAATGCAGAAATGGATTATGATTCTAATGAATCCGGTATTACTACTTGCTGGATTCCTGAGCATTTAACGCTTGACTTTGGCATTGGTTCTTCTGTCGTTGTTATTGGCCGAACAAGCCAAAGAACAACTGATGAAGGTGTTGAACCAACAACAATTAATGTTGCTGGCCTTTACTGCACAGTTCGTCATGGTTCAGCCGTTGAGGTTTCTGTTCCTGTTGAAGAGGACTTTGACTGGTTTTGATTAAAAACCATTCATTGTGTAGTCGTTGGCGTTAATGACGGCCATAGGGGTGCGAAGCCTTTCCCTTTGGAGGGAAAAACATGGATGATATAAAGAACGAAAGATTTTTAATTAAAGAAACAAGTTATCTCGTTGATTTGAAAGATGTAGATTTTATCACTTGGAGCGAAAATGAAAGAGACTTAGGTAAGTATTTGGCTAAGTTGCATATTGGTTCTAAGGAAACAAGATATATGTGTCAATCAGCAGAAGAACTAAAGACTTTACTTCAAACTTGGTCGGAAGTGAAGGGAGAAAAATTAGACCTTGATATAGATGAATTAGCATGGTGATAACATGGGATTAACAAATGGAAAAACGAAAATTGATGAAGGAATGGCACAAAACGCAAGAGTTGTGGCTTTTAAGGATAAACTGGCAAAACAAACGGCAGGGCGATTGGCTCGTAAAAATCGTTTAATTTGTGGTATTTGGGGAGAACCAAAGACCGTTAAAAGCGGTTTGGCTCTTGATTTTCCAGATAAGCAAATTTATGTTCTTGACTGGGATGATGGTTGTGAACCAACATGGCGACAAAACCATGAAATGACTGATAGGATTACTCTTTGGAATCCTGAAGTGCGAAACAAAAACGGTGAATTGGATATTCAAAAGTCTGAAGCCAATTCGGAAGATTTTGTTCTCTTTGTTAAATCAAAGATTGAAGAAGGCGAAGATTGTCTTTTTGTCTTTGACGGTGTAGATAAGTGGCTTGATTGTTGCACATTAAATGTAACTGGCTCTTCAAAAATTGGAAAGCCACAAAAGATGAAGTTTGAGTGGGGCAAGAGAAACGCTCCATTTTATTCTCTTTTGATGATGTGTAAGAATCTTGATTGCGACCAAATCTACATTACACACGCAAAGGCTGATTATGGAGCAACAGGTGAAGTTATTGGTTCTAAACCAAACTGGCACAACTGGGGCGATTATCTGTATCAAATCATTTCAACAAGAAGAACACGCAAAAAGAACGATGTTGTGTATAAGTCTGAATTAATCAGCAGTAAAACCAACACCGAGTTAGTGGGCAAATCTTGGGAAACATTGACTGTTGGTAGCGGTAAAGTTTCTTGGGGAGGAATGCCTGAATTGCGTGAGGGATTGATTTGAAGTTCACAATTGATAGTGATACTCTAAAGAAAGCATTAGAAAGTGTTCAAGTAAGAGGCAAAGGAACAACGAATAGTGGTTTTGGCTCAACTAATTTTGGCACTTATGCTTATTTAGTGGCTGATACTGCTTCCATTGAAATTTGGAATGGGAATGCTACTTTTTGTGTTAAAATTAGCCTTGATGCTACTGTTGAAGAACAGGGTAGAGTTTGTTTTGATAGCGCAACTGTTATTCCTTATTTAAAGAATTTTAGCGGAGAAGATATAGTTTTCTCGGTTAGGGATTTTATTGTCATCAATTGCGGAACAAAGAAGGCTTCTATTCCTTTAGTAGTTAATCACCCGAATGCTGATGCTATCGCAAGAATCCAGAATATGTTGAATCCAGTTTCATACGAGATTCAGCCGCAGACTCTTTATAACTTCGGTAAATCTAAGTTTGAAGGAGCATTTACTCTTACACAACGACAATTACAGGATGCAATTAAAGCCTGTGAATTAGTCAAAAGTGGAGTGTATAAGTTTGATTTCAATAATGGTGTGTTGAATGTTTCAACCCGCCAAAATGTTACGAATAAATACGAAGAAACGATAACTCCTGCTTTTCCTACGGGAGAACCTGCTACGGTGGAGTTTAGTTCACCAATCTATGCTTTCTTTAAGAAAGACCAGATGTTGAACTTTTACCTAAAAGATGACTTTCCTCTTTTAGTAGTAGCAAATGATAGAATACTGTTGAAAGCACCACATATTTCGGGGTGAATAATAATGATAATTAGCAGAATGAATGATGGAAATAGAATATATAAATCTTGGAGAGAAAACGGAGAGAAGAAACACGAGATTGTTCCCTTTCGGCCTTATTTTTATGTTAAGGAAGATAGCGCAGAACCATTTGAATATAGACCTTCTAAATATATTAGTCGGGAGTTTGAGTATATTCGTGGTGATTGGGTTAATCTTGACAACGAGCCATTGAAGAAAGTCATTGTTGAAACTTCTCACGATATGCGAAAAGCAAAGGATATGTTCGGTGAAACCTATGAAGCCGATGTTCCCTTTCACTTTCGGTATTGTGTTGATGAGTTAGATGAAATGCCAGAATACAAACTGCGTAAGTGGTATTGGGATATGGAATGGCAACAAGGTGGTGATTATCACGACCAATTGACTACAATCGTTGTTTATGATAATTATGACGAAGAATACATTCAATGGGTTTGGTGGCCTAATTTCCCATTCAAGGAAGAAACCACCCAAAAAGATTTGGCTGATGTTATTTTAGAAGGAGATATTTGCCCACCCTCTAACTGTGCTGTGCGTTTTTTCTCATCAGAAAAAGATATGATTGAGGATTTTATGAACACCATGATTGTAAAAGACCCCGATATGCTAATTGCTTGGTTTGGTCATTTTGCTGATTTACCAAAGTTATTTGAACGGGCTTGTGCGGTGGGTCTTGACCCTCGCATTATTTCACCAACGGCAACAGTTAAGGGAGTAAAGTCTGTAAAAGATGGCTTTGAGTTTAAATATTCCGAAAAAGGTTTTTCACCAATTGAACAACCTATTGGTGGACGAATTACACTTTCTTTGGACTTGGCCTTTGAAAGACAATGGAATGATTCTCAAAGAGGAACATTACCTTCTCTTTCTCTTGATTATATCGGTGAAACTGTTCTTGATAAGAAGAAGTTAGTATCGGAAAAATTTCCTGATACTAACGAATTTTATCGTAGGGGTTGGTTAGAAGATACAGCAACTTATCTTCAATATGCTTTAAGAGATGTTGAATTGATGGTTGAGATTGATGAAACTAATTTTTGTAGTGAAGCAATTGTTTCTCTTCAACGACTACTGAAAGCACCATTTGATGCTTGTTTCTATGCTTCTCACATGGGTTCTATTTACTTTATGAGAAATGCTTGGTGGAAAGCACCAACGGGTAGCAAAGTGGATAAAAGACAAGAATATGAAGGTGCTATGATTTATGACCCATTAAGTGAAGAAACAAACGGACTACATTTGAATGTAGCCGCTTTTGATTTTGCTGGTCTATACCCTTCAATGATGATTGCTCGCAATATCAGTTGGGAAACCAAATCTCAAGAACCAACAGAATTTGCAGTTAATATTCTAACTCCTAGAGACTTTAGCGAAACCAAGCATGAACAGATGCTCTATTACAAAACAGATGAACTCGGCCTACTACCAAGAGCCGTCCTTGAATTGAAGGAGTTGCGAAATGAATATAAACGACTGATGCGAGAGGCAAGAGAAACGGATAATGGCGAGTATGTAAAGTGGTATAACAATCAAATGGCAGTAAAGCGATTAATGGCCTCTTTTTACGGCATTGTTGCTTTTCAAGGATTTGGATGGGCTGATGTAGATTTAGCAGCATCTATTACCGCAAGTGCAAGAGAAGCAATTAGATTAGCGGCGTTTGCTGCAAAGGAGATGGAAGTATGAATAGTTTTTGTAAAAATTGGATTAATCAAGAAATACCTAAAATGCCAGATGGATTTACTGCATCACAAATGCACAGTAGGCTATCTAATTTAGGTAAAACTTTAAAGTATCTTGAGAATACGACTAGCATTGGGGTTTATCTCAAAAGACACGAAGCCTTAAATATGAATGATTCATCGGGAATTAGAACCTATTGGAGGAAATAAATATGAAAACAAAATATATTACAGTTAAATTATCTTATGATACAGAAGAAACCTATGATATTACAATGCAGGAAGTCAAAGAGATTTTTCAAATGATGAATAATCTCAAGAGACACGCTATCATTGTAGATGTTGAACAAGGTGTGAATGAAAATGATGATGGACAGGACGAATGAATTGCTGGAGGAATTATTGATGATGATTAACAGAAGCAACAAAATTCTAATGATGGTAAATGTCGTCAATATCGCAACAATTATTACATTACTGGTGGTGGTATTATGAAAGAAGAAAAACTATATTTAGAAACATTGAAAGAAATAAGAGACATGAAAGAATATGTAAAGGACGAGATTGATTCCCTGTTTGTGGAATTACAAAAACTTCGTGATATGCGAGGAGCAATTGAAGAATTACAAGAAGAAGTGGCGAAACTTGCAGGTGAACCTGTTGGTATGCTCTTTACTAATTATTGGGCGTGATTGAATGAAAGTGGTTTATGGACATACTGATTCTATCTATGTGCAAATTGATTCCGTAGAAGCCGCACAAAAAGCAATTAAGGTGATTGAAGATGAAGTCAAAAAAAGTTTCCCGAATATTCTCGGACTTGAACAGCATCCCGTTAGTCTGGAGTTTGAGAAGTATTATTCGGCGTTGGGTGTTGGAACAACCAAAAACAGAAACGCAGGGTTAGTATCTTGGGAAGATGGAGAATGGTTAGAAAAGCCCAAGTTTAGTATGACTGGATTTACGGCAAAGCGTGTTAGTGAAACTAAATTGGCTAAACATATTCAAACTGAAACTCTCAAAATGTGGGTTGAAGGTAAAACACAAGCAGAAATTGTGCATTATCTACACCGACAATATACAATGGTTCTTGATGGAGAATTGAGTATAATGCCTCTTATCAAAAGAAGCCGTCTGAGGGAAAATAGGTTCATGGTAAAATGCCCCGAATGTAATACAAAGTATCATGTTCGTGATTGTATTAACTTGAAACATAAGGTATGTGAAAAGTGTGCAACAGAAACGACTAGATTTACAACCCTTGATGGAAAGAAACCCACATTTGGTGCTGGTATTGCAGGTGTTTTGTATGCTTGGGAAAAGAAAGACACTAATTTTGATGATTCTTATATTTATTTAAAAGTAAAGGGCGTAAATGATTTTTATACTCATCCTTTAACGCAAGAAAGGCGAGAAGTTGAATACTTATCAGGCACAACCGCTAAGGATTTTAGCGGTTATCGTCCAGACCTTGCGTTCTATGCCTCGCAGGTGGTAAAGAAGGCCGAACCGATTTTCAAGGCGATGGATTGGGATATATCGGCCATACGGACGGGGAGATTACAGGCAAGCCTTGATGAATGGTGGTGAAAATATGAAAAAAGATACATTAAATAAAATAAGAGAAAAATGGATTTATGAATTTGGTAAATTTCAATTAACTGTCAAAGAAGATATGTCCTTTGAGGATTTTCTTCTTTGGTATGTTGATATGTTAGATGGAGAATATAGAGCATTTGTTGATGAGGTGAAAAGAAATGAACACAGATGAAAAATATGAAGCAAGAATTAACTCAATGAGGCCATTTACTTACGATTGGCAACCAGAAAATTATGACGACCCATCAAAGCCAATTTTGAAGATTAGTAAATCTTCTCTTGTTGGTGCATTTGCTTGGTGCAACAAGAAATATGAATTTTCATATATCCAAAGATTACCTCAAGACCAAACAGAAGCCATGAGAAAGGGAACGGTTCTTCACAATAACCGTGAAGAATTTTTTGATGTTTTTGATATTAAGAAAGCAGAAACTATGAATAACTCCGAAGTGCTTGAATACTGCACTTCGCTTATGCCTATTGATGATTATTTTGATATTTCTTTAACAGTCGCCGCATTTGAAGCACAGCGATTTATTGAAGCGAGAAGTGAGGGTAGAGTTGAAGAATACTTACCCGTCATTAATGAGCGAATGTTTGATTGTGAAATTACTGTTCCTCAAAATGTAAGTAAGAAATATCCTTTACAGCGAGATTATGTAGTAAGGCTTCAAGGCATCATTGACCGTGTGTTTATTGAGAACGGCAAACTTATTCCGTTTGAATATAAGACAGGCGGTTGGAAAGATTCAAAGTTTAGTAGTATGCGGCAAGAAATGGCTTTTTATCAATTGATGATTGAAAATGCTCCCGAAGAAGTGCTTGAAAAGCATGGATTGACAAAAGACATGGAGGTTAGTCATTGGGGTTGGTATTATCCTGTTGCTAACCATATCACAGTTGAACCTGTTAAGAAGCGTTCAATGACAGCACTTTGGGATAATATTGCTAAACTAATTTATACATATGAACAGGGAGAATTTCCGACTAGTTTTTGGAGAAGCACCTGTTCACAATATTGTTCGTATTACGGTATTTGTCCTGCGGCACAAGAGGATGCGTGGCTATAATGATAGATGAGTTTATGAATTGTATTTATGATTTATTACTGATATATTGGCCTAATATAAACCCAGTAATATTACATGACGCTTTATTTGACCCTATGAATGTAATTAAACTAGACCAACTTTTGAGTAATTTATATACAATAACGGAGGAATTAGATGAAAGATTTAATTGAAAGAAAAGTGCTTGGAAGAAATTGGACATTCAATGAGATTTCTAATCTCAATGATACGGTAGCCAATCTATCGCAAGATATTTACTCAGAAATGACTCTTATTGAAAAATTTAAACTGGTTCAGGATTTGAGAATCAAAGAAGATTATGTAGGAGCATATTTTGAAGATGTGCTTAAATTAACAGTAATGACCGTCTTAAACGGCGAGATTGCTATGACAATAAAACAGTTGCTCAATGGAGCAACAATTAATTTTGGAGGTAATACAAATGAAGTTTCCGAGGGAAGTATGGGCGGGGAGCCACATAAAGAACGCCCCGCAAATGAAAAGAAAAGTCGTCTTAGCGAGGAATGATTATGCTAACTTTATTAATGCTCAAAATAACAGGACGAATGTATATACTACGGTCTATGATTTCCAGCATTTTTCAGAGAAAGCGAAGGTAGAATCCTCAGTAATTATTGATAGAATTTTTCTTGATTTTGATGCACACGAAGATAAATTAGATTTGGCTTGGAGGGATGTTAAAGTGGTAATGCAATTAGTTCATCAAAAAGATTATCTACATACGCTTTTCTTTTCGGGTCGTGGCTTTCATCTATTTTTGTTCGGTAAGAAAACAAATAATATGAGAAATGTTCAAACTCTTTTCCGAGAGATTAAAGCATATCTCTCATCAAAAGTTGGTAGTAAAAATACACTTGATGATAGGGTAGGACAAACAACAAGATTACGCCGTATTCCTAATACGGTAAATATGTCATCTTCTGACGAAAACGGCAAACCCTATTATTGCATACCCTTGACACAGTTTGACCTTATGTGTGAACTTGAAGATATTCTTGAGATTGCGAAAGAACCCCGCCTTATCCCCTTCCAAAAGGGTGGAAAAAACGAGGTGTTGTTTCCCGATGCACCCCCCATTGAGGCGATAGAGGGCGAGGTTTCCGTTCCTGATACGGTAGGAAAACTCCCAATGTTGCCCTGTTTGCATAATGCGGTAATGACGGAGAATCCTTCACATATGGCGAGAGCATACCTTGTTTCTTGGTATCGTGATTTGCTTTCGGGCTATCGTGATTTATCTTCGGGACAAGAAAAAATGAAAGTGCTGAACTTAGTGGTTGAAGAACTTGAAAGAGTATTTTCTGAATCTGATTCGGTATGGCTTGATTGGGATAAAAACGAAACTAGAAAACACGCAAGATTTACAGTATTCAATAACTACAATACGCCTCATTGTGATAAATTGATTAGTGATGGTTTTTGTGTTGGTAAATGTTGGAGGTATCACGGTGCTAGTAATTGATTCAAGAGAGAAGTCCAAATTAGCCAAACTGGTTATGCAAAAAGCAAAGGGCTTAAATATACAATACGAACAGCGTTGGATTGAGATAGGCGACTACATCTACGATGATGTTTGTTTTGAAGCAAAATCAACAACGGACTTTTTGGGTTCAGTAATGACAAAAAGATTATGGACGCAAATTGACAATATGGATAGACACTATAAAACAAATGTAGTGATTATTCATGGTAGTCTTGATGAAGCCATTATGAATGTAATTGAGAACTCTGGAAGCAATATGCCAATTGGAACAAGAAGTATAATGCTTAACAATAAATTTCTTGGTGCAATTGGTAGACTTATTCTTGATACAGATGTAAAACCAGTATGGGTTGAAACAGAAGAAGAAGCGGCTTTGATTATTACAGCAGTATGTAAAATGAAACCAATGACAAGAGATGTAATTGCGCCGCAAGTATTCAAGAGATTAACTACTGATGATTTGCGACTAGATTTGCTATCCAGCATTAAAGGCGTATCAATTAAGAAAGCAAAAGAATTAATAAAACAATTTGGTTCCATTATGGAAATAGGTGAGTGTTCAGAATATGAATTACAAGCCATTGAAGGAATCGGAGAAACCTTAGCCAAAAGAATACTCTCCACATTAAACTCGGAAGAGAAGGTGAAAATATGAATGAAGAATATAATGAAGAAGAATATATGGAAGCATTTGAAACAAACGCAGGTGTTTTTAGCGAAGCCTTGCCCAAAGTCGTTAGAGACTTTCAATCATCAGCAGTTGAGGTATCACACTACAATGATATTCCTGCTGGTATTAGTTTCTTTAACATTCTTGGTCAAGTGGTAAAAGATTTTATTACAATTCCTAACGGAAGAAACCATGAAGATACGCGAATCCATTTCTGTTGGGTTCAAACAAGTGGAACTGGTAAATCTACTATGTGGAACTTTGTTGGGCCAGTTGCGGAAAAAACATTTGGTATGATTAATTCTGCAAACAATCACCCTCCGTTTGTTCGTAATAACTTACCAATGAATCGTATTTTCAATACATTCGGTGTAACTGATTATACAGATTCAGTTCTTATTGGTGGTTATGATAAAGAAGTGGACGATGATGGAGAAATTGAATATCAAAGAAGGCCAGGAGTTTTAGAAGGAAATGGTCTTGCTCATTGGGATGAGTTTGAATATTCAGGTATCTTCAAACAAAGCCAGCACAAAGAAAACTCTATCGTTTATCTCAATACTTTGATGAACTCCTTAGCAGGTGAGTCTTGGATTATTTCTAAGGCTTTGACTTCTTTTGGTGGCATGATTATGGAATGTTTCTGTGAGCGTTCTGTTTTGGCTATGACTTATCCACCTAATAATCTAAACGATGTTATGGCTGAGAAGGGCGTTCTTCAAAGAATGCTTTTGTATGTTTGGGAAGTGCCTGAGTTTATTCAACACAAGATGCGTCTTGAACAAATTGACAAAGCAGGAACGGTTGAAGAAGTTAATCAACCTATTGATAAATACGCAAATGCTTTGTATAAGATTTATGAATTAACTCGCGAAAGGTTCAATCAAGTGGGAGGCGACCCACTTAAAACCATGAAATATACTCAAGACTTTAATCAAGTTCTAAGACTTGAATATGAAAGTATGCGTATGTATCTTCAAAACACCCGGCCCGATGTTGCTAAAATTGCGGGTAATTTTACCACCCGTTTGATGAAGATTCTGTATAAAATGTCTGTTCTTTGTAGTGTTGCATCTGCGCCTTCAATTAAAGATAAAGACCAACAATTCGTAGTTACTGGGCATAATGTCCGTCAAGCGGCAACAATCGTCCGACAATGTTATATGACATTGGTTGATTGGCTAGAGCGAAGCCTACGGGCGAAGCGCAAGAGCATAGCCGAGAACTCGCTTGAGTCGGTGTTTATGGACATTTATAACAAAATGAAGAAAGACGATGATGGTTTCGTCAATAAGACTACTCTCTTAACGGAAGTCCGAACAAAGGCTAAAAAATCAAGAGCGCAAGTGTATAGGCACTTTGATGTTATTAGACATAAGTTTGAAGAACAAAAAGGGCCAAGCAATAGGACTTACATTAAGTTGATAAGGAGTGATGAAGAATGAAGTGGGAAAACACATACCTAGTGTTTCAAGTTGAAAAAGGGCCAAAAGTGATTATTGATACTCTAAACACTTACGGCGATGATGGATGGGAATGTTGTTCGCAATTAATTGTTGCGAATAAGCAAATCGTCTGCTTTTTAAAGCGACGAACTGACATTGACGAGGAACCAAAGGTGAACAAGGAAGAAGAAAAGATTAGCAAACTTTGGTCTAACGGTGAATGATATGTCTGTATTGGCTATTGATTTAGAAACCAAAAATATGTCCTATGACATTGGTGGTTTTGGTAATACCCATATGTTTCAGGTTTCAACCGTAGCAACATGGGATGGAAACAACGGAACTGTTTATGTTGATGAACCTGTTGAATCTTTTGCTAAATCAGGCCACACCATTAAGCCTTTGTCCGAACTTAAATATGATTTAGATAATCATTTTCAAAAGGGAGGATTATTGTTGGGACACAACATTAAGGCTTTTGATTTGCCTGTTCTTAGAGATGCGATGGATATTTATTGCATTAATAAGTATATTAAAGAAGAACAATTTATTGATACTTCAAGAATCCTGCTGAAAGAACATGGTGAGAGATTTCAACTAAAAAATCTTGTTAAATGCACCATGAATGATGCAAAATTAATGGAAAGTGCTGATGCACCTAAATTATGGAAGATGGGTCAATTTGATGATGTGGTTGAGTATTGTATGAAAGATACCCAATTAGTCTATGACCTTTGGAAGTATGGGCAAAATAATGGTATTGTTAAGGCTTTTTCCTTAGAAAAAGGAGAACATAAAGAATTAGAGGTGATGTGGTAATGACGACATGGGAATGGATTGGTTTATTCTTTTTCATCAGTATTCTAATGCTTCTATTCTTTGCCGCTTTCGGTGGAACTAATATCACCGATGAAAGCGTTGAAGAATACATGAAGCGGCTGATGGGCGAAGATAGCCAAAAGTGATGATATGGGATTAAAGCAAGAGTGTTTTTACTGTAAAGAAAAGACAGTAGCAAGACGATTACTTGGCTTTTATGTCGGTTCTACTGAACAGACAAAATTATGGGAATGCCGAGCCTGTAATGCCATTTGGTCGGAAAAAACAAATTGAGGGGGAGCGTATGCTCCCTCTCTTTTTTTTTGGTTTTTCAACTTTTGTGAATTTTTTAAAAATTCATTAGGCCGTAATTTTTGTTTGGCTAAATGAGAGCATTTATGCTTTTTAAAAAGACGACCCCTGCATTCAATTCCTCCTGCGGCACGAATTGAATGCAACGCAAAAGTTGGTGTCTTTGGGCCAAAGCCTCATCAATTGAGTTGCATAAGCATCCACATATCAGCATCAACACAGGTAATATCATAAATTTTTCCAGCCGCCAAAGAATAAGGAAGGCTTAATACCGCACCCGTGGTATCTGTTATGGAATCGTCGCTTCCTGTTCTATTTATCTGTAAAGTATCACCAACAACCTTTGCTACAATTCTATATGTTCTTCCTATATCTACTGATTCTGCGTCAGGTAAATTAAGCATTAAATCTTGTGGTGGCTGTCCACCACCAGCCGCAGGTGCAGAAGCAATAATCAAATCATCTGTTTTTAAAATATCATAAGCAGAAAGTGGTGGCCCCCCGCTTAAACCGTTATCACCGGCTTTGTGAACAACATTTTGTATTCTTCCTTTTGTATTTATTGCTCCGCTTAGTGATAGAACTCCATCCCCTACTGTGCTTGTTCCTATTCCTACTTTATCTTGTCCAGCATCAGCAAAAATTAAATTTGCATTTGTATCGCCCTCTACTCTAAAATTTATATCTGCTCCGGCATCATTGAAAACTGTCTCATCGCTATCCAATTCAATTCTTGAAGTGATAGCGCCATTTTTCAAAGTTCTAAAGGTTATTCTTCCGTCTTCGCTTCCATCAGTAGGGTCTACGATTTCTGCAAAAATGTCCACATAATCTGCTGTGCTTCCTGCTGAATCTTTTCCTCTAAATCTTAAATGGGCTAAATCATCACCTGCGGCTGGACTTGCTGAATTACGATAATAAACAACATCGGGAGAAGCAGAACCGCCATCTTCTGCAACCTCAATTAAAAAGTCAATATCAGAAGAACTTGTTCCTTTAACATGTAAAATACCAGTTGGGTTGCCTGTCCCTATCCCTACTTTCCCATCGGTTGTTATTCTTAATCTTTCTACTGCCGAACCAGTTTTGAAAACCATAGGTTCTGAACTAGAATATGCTTGTATTTCTGCTAAACCGCTTGTTGGCGAATTTGCATATCCTAGGGAAATTTTATTCGCTTGAATGTCTTCTGTGACTAGTAAAGAACCTTCAATCTTTACTTCTGTATTTGGAAATGATGGGTCATTGTCGCCATACAGAACCAACCTATCTACAACGCTAGAACCGTCTTTTACCTTAAAAATAATATCTTTGTCTGTTTCTAAAGACTCAAATTCAACATCTCCGGCGTTGCTTTTTATTGTAGCACTTTCAGTATATCCTGAATCATCTCTACCGATGCTCAAACTGTTTTCAGTTTTATTAACAGTAAGATACTGAATACCTACATTTGCAGTTCCGTTATGAGTAATAACTGCAATAATAGTATCTCCTGCCGTATATTGGGCAACCTTATCAGCCGCAGTAGGGTTTCTTATGGTTAAAACTGGAGAAGAAGCACTACTAGCAATTAATAAATGATAACCATTTGTATATGTTGAACTCAATGTTAAATTAGCAACTGCCGAAACCGCCACTCTTTTACCATCACGGAAAATAACTCCTGCGCCAACATCAATTTGTGTTGCGCTGTCAATAGTAATGTCAAAACCACTAATTGCATAGTTTTGACCTAAACCATCTGAAAGGGCTTTAATAATCCCGGTATGAGGAAAATCTACACCATCTTCAATTTGATTAGGCGTTCCAGTTGTGCTTTGTCCATAAAAGTTCGGATTACTTACCATATTACTCAACCTCCAACAAAATAAACAGTTCTAGTGTTTCTGTTGTGGAAAATGGGCCAACTCCTTCAAAATTGGTTCTATATACTAAATCGCTCCCGTTAAATAAACCTACTTCACGAATAACTTGGCCTTGAATAGCACTACCCGCTACTGATACTTTTACCTCAATAACATTTAATGTAGAATTTGTAATTGTTAATGTTGTAGAAGCAGATAATGGAACATCTAAATCGGTAGCAGTTGGGCTAGTAGAGTTTCCACCAAGACCAATTTTTGCAGTATCAAACAGATTATCTTTGATATGGGTAGCAATCAATGTTTTTAATTCATCTGTAATCATGCTAAATCTTCCTCCACTAAATCAGTAATCGTGATTGCTCCACCTGTAAATCCTAAAGCAGTAGTAAATCCTAACGCTGTTCCAAAGCCGAGAGTCCGACCTGCGCCTCCCGCACTTCTCTTCCGAACCAACAATTTAAGTTCTTTGGTGTTCAAGGTGTTTAAGAAATTGTAAGAAATCTCATTTGATTGTAAATTAGCACTTCTTAACGCTGCTTTTGTTTCTTTGCTTGAAATCAACAGTTCCGAGAAAACATCAGAAAGGTCTTTACTGTATCGGCCAAGTTGTAATTTAATAAAACCAGTAAGTTGGTGTTCCATTTCTAATACGATAAACTCATTCATCTCAATATTCTCTCTCGGAATAAATACATTTACAATATCGCCAACTCGTAATTGATTTATTCCTTTATTTTGCATAGTGAAAGATAATTTTTGATTAAGACGAGAATGAATCAGCAAAAGTTTAGTAGCCCTCTTATCTACTTCTTCTTGAGTTAATAGAGTATTATCTACCACTTCTAATGTCTTCCGCCCTCTTTTTTGTATTGAGCGCAAGTCTTTACGAATTGCTTTATGTGCATTTCCATATACATTGATTTCGTTAAAGAAATCAAAGAGAGTTGAAACTTTATCAAATTCAGAAATTAAAAATTCTCCGCTATCATCAATGGTAATATTCGTTTTTAAAGAATTTTCACTTTCAGGAAAAATCTTGAACACATTGTTTTCTTCAACAAGTTTCATTCCCTTTCTATCAAGAATATATTGTATTGCAGAATACAAATCTAATCCTTGATAATTAGGTGCTAAATACATAGGAGCATTAGTTGATGTTGTTTCAAATTCAATTCCTTCTTGTTCAAGTAATTCATTGATTAGGTCTTCACCTTCAAGACCAACGCTAACAGTAGAACCAATACAGGCTCTCGTTGGGTCAATTTTTAATTCTTCATTTGATGAAACAGTAAAGGTTTCGGAAACTGAAACAATTCCTTGTCTATTCAATTGCTTACCAAGATTAATAGAATCATATTTTAAGTTGGCTTTAGCCGTAAAAGTTACTTTTTCAGAATTGATTCCATCACTAAAATTCATAGAGTATTCACCGTCAGGAAGATTACTTTCAAAGAAGTTAGAAGTAGAATGCAAAACCAAATTAGCGTCTGTGGATTGTTTGTCAGTATCAACCATAACAAACATGGATAGAACACCCTCATCTGAAAACTCATTATTGGTTCCTAAAACCTTCCCTTCTTTGTAAAAATAGCCATCTTTTATTTCTTCATATACTTCATTTTTATTAGATTTTTTAGTATAGGTTGAAGAAAGAATATTGAATTTTATTTCTTCTGGCATAAAATCATAGAGGCAAGTTTCATTTGGTTGTAAAATTCTATATGCTGTTTCATCAACCAAAGCGGCATCGCAAATTAAATGATGTTCTTCACTATCACTATTTGAAACTTCGTGTGAAATAACATAGATTAAAGTGTTTGAACTTGTATGTTGCGGTATCGCACCTTCCATACCTGCTCTTTTTTCTTTTCCTCCTTTTGTAAAAGCCGTTCCTTCCGCATTGACTCCATCTTCGGGAACCAAATAGCAACCAGTTAAATCCATAAATTTTAAAAAGGTATTGTAAAAAGTTGTTTGGCTATCATCAGGTCTTGTGGTTTTAATAACATTTTTCTTTAATGTTCCTGCTGAAGTTAAAATATCGGAAACAGAAAAATTACTCATATCATCGCCGTCGCCATCTACTGAATCGGCATCAATCCAAAGCCTAGGCTTAAAACACATAAATGCTCCATCTGCTTCATATGGTCTTGAACCTCCATAAGAAGCACTTGAATCGGAAACATTATCAAATCCTTTAAAATGATATAAAGAACCAATAACAGCATGATTATCGCTACCTACCACTACCTTTCTATTACCCATAAGAACCTGAGTTGTTGAGCCTTCTTCTGCTTTGTATTTTCCTCCATCTTCAATAGAAAATCTATCTAACACTACACCTATCAAAGAATTGTGCGCTCTCGCCGGAATAAAATTACCAGCAGAATGCTGTGTCATTTGTTGAATTACTGCAAAATTACCAACATCTCTATCGGCTGTGCCTAAATTGGTATCAAATGCAAGTGGCCCAATAATTTCTGACAGCCTATCTCCTGTTCCAAAACTTTCAAAACTTAATGCTCCGCTATTGGCAGTATGGGCATCATCTCCTGAATCATCACCATAATTGCTTCCATTAGGAATAATACAGCACTTTAGAGGATGAACATCATTATTATCTAATCTAGCAAAACTATCTTTTTTATTTCTGCCTTTCATAGTGATGGTATCAAAACTTATTTTAAAGCACCCATTAGTGGTTGTATCTGCACTTCCATCATTTGTTAAAAACCCGTCGCTAACTAAGTCGTAAGTATTTCCGCTAACTGGCGTTCCGCTTGATATTGTTCCGATAGTTCTTCCCTTACTATCAAATAAGAAATCATTTGTTGATAAACTAACACTTCCAGTAAATGTTATTTTATCACCTGTAATGTTGTCTATTGTTCCAACTAGTGTCTTTTCTCCATTTTTAACAGAAAGACCATAAGAATTGTCTCGGTATTTTATGATTGGTTTTTCTGGATTAATGGGATTAAAGAAAAAATCAACACAAACTTCTGTTAATCTCATAATTCCAAATCTATTTAGTTGAGAAATATCTTCCGAACTAGAAAAAGAGACGGTTTGATGATTAATGTCCTTTAATTGTATTCTGTTTCCTCCGTTTGTTGCGGAGTCTTTTTGATTTTTATTTTCCAATAAAAATAAATTATAGTTATTTATCTCTTTTGCGATACTACCAGAAGATTCACTTAATAGGCTATCTTGTCTTAAACTAGTGTATGGTAAAATATCGCTATTAATATAGATAAATAATCTAGCGGCAGATTCGTCTGGATAAACAAAAGAAGCCTTTGTTCTCTGTTCTAATTCAGTCAATTGTGGAAAGGCACGATTAGATGTTTTATGAATGCGAATATCTGAAAAATTAGAGCCGAAGGGACTAGTTAATCCCCTTTCTTCTGGCGGTAAGACTCTATAAGAAGAAGAGGTTGTGTGTGCATTTGTTAGATTAGTAGTAGAAATGTTAGGTTTAAAATTATAGGAATTTGCTAAATAGTTATATTTTCCTTTATTTGGGTAGGCAGGTCTAATGGCTTTTTCTGCTCCAGTAGAACCAGTATGAACTAAAGGAAGATTTAGTGAAAAGTTTCCAATAGATAGACCTGTAATTTTGTAATATGGTTGTCCGAACCGTGAAGAATAATCACCAGCAATTGTTGTGCTATCTACATTAAGTGGAACTAATCTTACATTTGGCCCTAGTGTTGCGTATTGAAGATGAGGGCGAGTTAAAATTTTTCCTCCCCAAAGGTGCGCTCCATTAATCAAAAGTAATTCGTTTGTAGGTTTAGCGACAGTAAAGATAATATCATTCGTATCTAAATCAACAGGAAATCTGTCCAGCATAACTAATGTGTGATTAGCATTTGAGGTGGTTGCGGTGTGTAAAACATCAAATACTAAACCAATAAAAACTTTGTCAGCAGAAGTATCTTCGTTAGGAACAAAAAATAACGGGTCGCCAATATTTAAAGAATGAGCGTTTGCTGTTGTCATTTGAAAATGCAAATTTGTAATATTTCCAAAAGCAGTAATCGTTCCAACTTCAGTAAAAGTAAATTCACTTACATCATCATAAAAATGAACTTTTCTACCTAAAGTGATAGGAATATATGGAGCCAATTCAATTTCTGTAATGTTGTCTTTCTTTGAAGTAGAAACCACTTCAAAGTCAATTAAAGTATTTACAGTATCAAAGGTTGATTCTCCTGCGCTCCCGTGTTCGTCTTTTAATTTTGATTGAAAAGCAAAGTCATTTGAAATAGATGATGGCTTATGAATTGCATAACCAATTGCACCAGCACTTGCATTTGCGCTTGTTGAGACTAATGAAGTATCTTCAAGACCGCTTGACATCGTAATTTTATTTCCTGCTGTAAAAATTAATCCTTTATTAGCGGCTCCTGTAAGAGAAGAGGGTTTATTTGTAGCAAGATGGGATGAACTAAGTGCTTTTGAGAGAACATAATTTTTCTCTGTGTCAATGTAAATTTTTTCTGAATTTGCTTCTGTTAATGCTGCAGTAAAGGTAAGAACTACATTAGAAGTTCCAGAAACCCCAAGAATTTCTCCTATATATCCATTAACTGTAAAAATCTTATCTCCTTCTGTTGGAAGAATATCAAAGTCAGAGTCTGCAACTCCTGTTGTTAATGAACCAGCATTCAAAGGAACAGTAAAATTAGTAGAATCAATCTGCGATAATTTATTATATGGACTATTGCTAGAATAAATAATGTCTTCACTAAACAAAGTATTTAGATTCACAATTGGAGAAAGTAATTTACTAAACTTATCTCTTCCTTGAATTTCCATAATGGTTTGTCCATTCTCCTTTTTGTTTTCAATATTTTCAACTTCACCATTGAACCTTTCAATAAAGATTTGATATTGTCCTTTAGCAAAACTCAACGGGTTAGTATGATATGAATCGGTATCAAATGATAAAGTAATCATTTCTTTTGTTGCATCACAGGCAGTAATGGTCGCAAATCTTTCATTATGGTTTAATGATGTAAAAGAGACATACATCTTGCTAAACCTGCCGTTTAGTAGTGAAATATCAAGCATAAGTGTCCCGTCAGTTGCGTTATATGCTCGCCTGTGAAGCACATCGCCGCTTGTCGGGGTCGTGGACTGTGCGGTAAAAGAAGCGTCGTTCTCCGTTCTCGCATAGGGGTGTGTGGACGATTGGAAGGTTATCTCTTGGGTTGTTCCAGACAGGCTTCCAAAAGATTGAACAATTAAAATGTTATCTCCTAACTTGACCTCATCTCCTGCATTTAGAACAGTATTTAAATTATACTCAGTATTGAAAGAAAATACTGCATTAGAAGTCTTTGAACTATATGTTGCGGCTAAAGCAAAAAATTCGTTCATATCACCACGATGAATATTATGACGCACACGATATGCGTCAAACTCTTTCACCTTTCTGGGCATAATTCTGCCGTTATCAATAATAGATGTTTCTGCAAACCCGCCCTTTCCATCAATTGATTCAGTATTTGTGTGGTCATATACATTGTAAAGTAGATTAGATTTTGTTGGTGAAAAATCATAATGCAAATATCTTTTTGGGCCAGTATATGCAGGAGAGTTCTTCTCATCATCATCCATTCTTTTAGCATTCGGAAACATTTCATTATAATCACTATTATCAGCAGTAAGAGTTCCGCCTTCATTAATAGTAATTGAATCACCCTCAGTAATAGTATTATCTAAATCTCTTAATTTATCTGTTAATGTGACTCTATGAGTAAATCTACTATAATCAATAACTACCTTGCCAAAGTCTTGAACAGTTCTAAATGTAATAGCATTTGTTGTATCAAAGGTATGAGAAGTGGTTGATATGCTGGCGTGTTTTTGCATAGCATAATATTTGGTATCGTGGTCTAATTCATTGTTTTTATCAAGCAATTCATTAAAGAAATAAAATAAAGGTCTAGCACAGGAAAGTTTATCTTCTAATGTAAGGCTTGAAGTGTTGTTTAAAATACCAGCAGAGAAAGCAAGAATGTTATTATTTGTTTTTACATGGCCCTTAAAAATCATAAACTTCGTATCTTTAGGAATCTCATTTCCTAATTTTGGTTCAAACTCAAAAGCATCTCCCGCCGAATCTTCTGTTAAAATTTCTGTAATTCTAGCAAAATGATGACGAGTATCTGTGTCTGAATATACTAAAACAAAGTAATAGTGAGTAGCAAAGGCGGCGGGATTAAATTGTATTCCATCTGTGGTGAGAGCATCATAACACTTAATCCTAAACCCTTTCGTTGTATTTAGATTAGAATATTGAGTAGTCCCTGTAAAGACTTCTGTTGTAAAGGTATTTGCTCCATCAGCCGCAATAGCCGTAAATATTCTTTCGTCATTATTTATAGATGTATCTGTGAATAAAGGATTTGTTGGTGCTTCTGCTAAAGAAATAGCCGCAGAAGAAGAAGGAGTTGGGGGTTCAACTGGAATATTGCCTAAAGTGAAGGTCATTCATCCACCTCCTCAAATCGTAAATATAAAACAGTATTATTTAAATTAGGCATTAGGTTATTAACTGCACTAAATTCAGTTTTTCTAATATTCATGATACTTAACTCATGCAATTCTCCCATGAATTGATTATTTGTTGTAGCAGAATTAGCCCCCGTTGCACCTCCACCATTCGCCCCGATAAAAAAATCTTCTGCTTCCATTGTAAAGGAATCCGTTTGAGTATGCGTTCCTGTTTTAACCAGTCTTCCGTTTAAAAAGACTAGGACTTCTTTATTTTGATTATCCCATGAACAAGCAACATGATAAGTATTATTTATGTAAGAAGGCTCAAAGAAATCGTCATGTATAAATATTTCACTACCCGAAGAAACAGAAACCGAAGGGTCTAATTTCAAAGTAAGTGCGCTTGATGAAGCAGAATCTACTATACCAAAAGAAGTAAATGTAAAACCATCCCTAATGAATACTTCCTTGCCATCAAAAACATATTGATTGGCATTAGATAAATTAGCAGCCTTGCTTGAAAAAGCACTTGTAGTAGAACCGATTGATTTATATTTTACTTTTCCATCTTCTTCAAAACCCTTTTCTACAAAAGAATCATATTGGCTTCCAAGATTCGGGATAATCACGGCATCACTTGTAAAGTATTCCATTGATGCAGTTCCTAATTTGATTCCTACTTTGATTTTATATCTTGCTGGATTATTCTCATTGTGTAAAGTATCGTTCACTAAACTCACTTGAAAATTAGTGCTGTGAAAAATTCTCATTTCATGTGTAATTCTGCTGGCTCTTGGTAAATACAATTCACTTTCAAAATTATTTTGCTCAGTAGCAGTAAAGATTGCCTGTTCTAAACCTGGCATAATTTTTTTATTATGTGCATTAAAAGAAAAACCACTACCGATAGTAGTTTGAGTAATATTTGATGGTTTGGTTATGCTACCCGTGGTTCGGTGGATGCCATAGCCATTTATTTCATACGGTGTCAAAACACACTCAAAGGTAAAATTATCTTCTAAATCCCAAAGACCATAGGGAATACCCGTTCCTGTTGAAACGATATTGTCTGTATAATCTAAAGTCAAAAAACCATTACACATAATCGGAAAAACAAGCGAGCGTTGTTTTCCTGTAAAAATAGCATATGACATAATAAAACCTCAAGGAAGAACATTTGCTACGACAAATTCTAAATTAAATGAAATATCAATGCTTTCTCCAGTCATTTCGTATGAAAAACTTTGAATAAATCCACTTAACCCCTTTGATGTAGATGATGTAGGAAATGTTCCTGCTCTGACCACATTTGTATTATCCTTTTCTAAAGAATTTCCTCTTGATTTAAAGGTTAAAGGAATTTGAACAGTAGTTCCTCTATCTGCATAATTTTCATCAACCTTTGAATCCATAAGAACAACTAATTCATTGATTGCTTGATAAGAAGCCAGACCTGTTGAATCAACACCAGATGCAATCATTTGAGCCACTTCTTGCGCTGTAAAGGTTAGGTTAGTAGCACTTCCACCCGATTTAGTGTGGCTTCTGCGTATTTCCGTATCAACGATAAAACCACTTAATGAAATTCTCTTATTAGACATCCCTAAATCTAAAGCAACCGTGGTAGATTCTCCTGTGGCTAAACCGCTTAAAGGAATGGGAATAGCAGGAATTGTTTTATCAACTGATACGCTCACACTATTTACTTTTAATGGTATAGTATCAATAGATGAACTACTACCACTATGTTCTTGTAATTTAAGATAAACAAAACTCATTTAAATCACCTAAATGTGCTTGAAGAGGTGCTTCTGTTAATTTTTGAATTAATCATTCGTCCAATTTCATCGGCCATTCTTCTCATTTCTGCCTTTGAAGTGTCTTTAGCATTAATAGTAATATTGAAATTATTTACTGTTCCACCTGCCATTTTTCTTGAATTAGTATTTGAATGAACTCTTGAACCTCTTGGTAATGAAACTAATTCTGGCCCTTTCTCTCCAACAACGGCAAGACCACCCGCCGAAACACCGCCGTTAGCAAAGAAAGGAATTTTATTTAATAACTTTTTAATACCTAATTTAACCAAAAGCGATGCTACTGCTCCGACAACAATTGCACCAATAATAACAGGAAGACCGAAGATAAAAGCAGATACAACGGTTGCTATCACTAAAATCCTAATAATTTTCTCTTTTAAGGTAGTTGTTCCTGAAAGAATATTGAAAACATATCTAAGTCCTTGTTCAAGGGCTTTTCCTGCAATACCAACTAGAAAAGCGATAACGGTAGATATTAGTCCCGTAAAGATACCAAATGAAATTTGAAGTAGGCCCCAAATAATTTCCCACATTCCGCCAAACATTTTAATAAAATCGCCTTGCATGAGTCCTTCATAGATTTCACTTATACCCTGCCAAACATCAGAGAAGCCCTCAATAATCATAGGTAAAAATGATGAAACTACCTTTGATGCAAATTCAAAGCCTTTCATAATAGGGCCTTTAAACATCCACAATAAACCAAAGAAAAGAGTAATGTAAATAGTTCCCATCACAACAAATTTAAACAATGCCTTGCCTAATCCTTTAGCAAATAATTTGAAAGACTGTCCTGCAAGTTTCCATTTAGGATTCTTAAAGAAAGCCACAACTCCTTCTCTTATATTTTTCATGGCTTGTTTTCTTTGAAGCATACCCTGTTTCATCATTCCTTTGAATCCTCGCTTTTTGCCTTTAAATTGGCCTTCCATTTCAAATCCTGTCGGGAACATTAACGGAGCCTTATCAATTACTTCTCCATAGCGCAAATCCTGAATACTCTTAAAAGAAGGAAGGGCTTTTCCTATTTTTCCAATATTTCCTAAAAATGAACCTTCTTTTCCTTCTTTCATTTTTCTAGTTATGCTACCTAGAGTTCTAAAAGCAGTTGAAAGTTTATTTACCGCCCTAAACATTCCAGGCGGTAAAAACCCATACATAATTTTTCTAGCGTTTGCTGCTTCTAAACCAAAGATTTTTACTTGCTCATTAGTGCTAGATAAGGCTAAATCAAAGAATTCAAAGATGTTAGCACCTTTATTTGCTTCTAGAAATGCTTTTCTTGATGCTTTGTTTGTTAATTCAAATGCCTTTCCTTGACGATTTAAAAGTTTAATTGAATCAGTAAGTGCTTTGCTTCTTCTTTCAAAACTAACATCTAATTCCTTTTCAACTTTATTTAGTCTTTCATTTTCTCTTCTCTGCATATTAGCAGCAGTAGAGGCAATTTTTTGTTGCCTTGTCATTTCCGATAATGAAGCATTTAATTGATTAAATGTTTTTTTCAGGTCATCAAGTTGTTTCCTGTTCAACATTATATCATCACCGTTTAATTTGTTTTTCTGCTTTATCTAATTCTTCTTTTTCAATTTCTAAAACTACTCTATGAACTGATAATAAATCCATAACCATAGAATGCGGCATTTTGTATATTTCTAGGGGGCTTATTGATAACGCTTTCGCTAAAGTATAAACGATTACCAAGGAAATATCAGAAGGAGAAGCCTGTCCTCCCTTCAATACCCCCTTTAGTCTTCGTTTTTTTCTTCATCCTCCTCTAAAGCCGAAAACGGGTTTGGGAGAATTTCTTTTAATTGATTGCCGATATACGGCGTGAGTCGTAAAATATCAATCGCAGAAAGACTTGGTTCTGTCTTTACTACGAAATTTTCAACCATGAATCTAAACATCGCGTTTAGGTCTAACTCCATGTCTTGACGCTTTGCATCAATTTTCATCATGGCGTTCATGGCCTTATCAACCTCAAGCCATGTGGGTTCTTTTACCCAGACTTTGAGGTATTCTTCTTTCTCAGGTGCTACACGAATATAGTGTAGTTTTGGCTCGGTTAGTGCAAATAGCACACTTTTATCTGATACAATTTTTTTGTTCAACATATTATCCACCTTTATACCAACAAACAAACAAACGGTGTTGGTGGAATATCATTCTGCTAACTTAGACTTTTTGGGTGTTTCCTCTTTTTTCTTTTTCTTGTTAGTTTTACTTGCTTCAACGATTCTCAAATTCTTTTCGTATCTTGAAACCATGTAAATCACCCCTGCAAAACCCAATGAGTCTTAACGGTGCAAAGACTTAAATTTCTTGGCATAACTGTTGCTTCAACAACAATTGGGCCTTTATCATCAGCGATTGGGAAGTTATTTGAACTGATAAAATAGTCAGTAAATTTCAAAGTAATAGTTTCTCCACTTGGCTTTGTAAATAATAACTCAATTGTTTGAGTTGTATCTTCTGTATCATTTCTAAGAGCCTTATATAAAGCATTATCAGTCACATGGCCTGTAAATGAAATCTCATAAGTTCTTTGTGCAGGAATAGATTCTTGAACTTCTTTAGAAGAAACTCCTAAAAATCTTCTATCTTGTAGGTTGTTGTTCATTGTCAAAGTCAAGGTGTTAATCTTCAGGAAAGTTTCACCTAATACCTTAAATGTTCCATCGGAGAAGAAGAAAGGCTCTCTAAATTCTTGAGGGTATGATATGGGAGAATTTGCATCAAAGTTGAAAAACTCCTTTTCGTCAGCCTGTCCTCTTCTAGCATCATAAAGAATATCTTCATCTAACTGATGAACATTTCTAGTATTTAGAGAAAGGCTCATTTTAACTTCTTCATTTTCGTTGGCTGACATAGTGAGAGTATTTACTCTTAATCCTCTAGCGATTTGAACAAAATTTAAGTCCTCATCAACGGAACTGGAAGAATTTGTTCTGTAAATGTTTGTTCCTGTTAATTTAGAATGATTGTATTCCATAGCAAAAGAAGGCAGTAGGTCGCTATTTTGCTCTTCAAATGTATAGGTAATTGGGTTGTTGATGCTTCCCGAAACAATATTAGGTCTTGTTAGCCTAAAAATATCGTCTAAAACTAAAACCTTTTGTTCATCAATTGGAGGACAAACATCGTTTCCTACATTTCTATAAAAGATTGGGCCAGTTTCAACGAACCCATTAATTGTTTTTCCAGCACCAGCCGTTTGTCTTGTCCCTGATTCATCTACTGCTTCAATGAGAACTTGGTTGGTATCATCGGAAGTGAATCTATCCGATGGACTGTTAATATCAACAATTGTGCATTCTAAGGTCGTGCATTTTCCTAAGAAATAATACAACCATGAGCCGTGATTAGCAACAATACTTAAATCAGCATTTCCAAAATTAGTAATACTTTTATACTGATATGTATAATTTCGTGAACCACCAAGACTCAAATTAACTTGCTTCAATTCAGGTTCAACTGTTGGAAAGGTAGCACTTTCAAGAATACCTAACCATTGGTCAGAAAGTAGCCTTTTTGCTGTTCCATCAAAGGGCGCAGGAACAGGTGCGCCATAAGAATTAATTACAAAATAATCAGAATTATTATTTGGAGTGACTGTATCAGCAATAGTGATGCTATCTTCATCATTACTTTTAATCTTGTGAGAGGATAATAAACTGTGGTCGGACTTATATCTTTCCAAGGTGCAACCAACATACAAATTCTTTACTAATTTAAAATTACCAGCGAAACCAGCCGATACCTGAATTACGCTTGTTTCGGTTGAACCATTAAATGTTCCGCCACCGTCAGCGAGTCCAACACCCAAATACAAATCGCATTCAGGTATAAAAGTTAAACTGGTTCCTGCTCCTAAAAAAATATCTTCGTTTGCCATGCTATTCTCCCCCTTTTCCAACTAACTTACTAGGGAATAGATAATGCGAATCTTTTTGCTTCTAAATTGACTTTATATCCGAATAAACGCTTGGCTCTATCATTTGATTCGCTTCTTGAGCCAACAAATAACTGATTGAACTTTGAGCCATCACTTGCAGTATAACCCTTGCGCTTACCCTCAAGAACCCTACGAAGAACCAAGTATATAGCCCTTAGCCTGTCTTTTCCGTATGAGGCATCAGCACCCCCTCGCTCGTCATGCAGAACCCGAATATGAAGGGTAAAAGAATAAGTTTCATTTCTCACATCATAATGAATTGTTGGGTATGTAATTGACTGTGAATCCTCAAAAACAACAATTGTTGCAGGGGTTCTGCTCAAATCAACACGAACACCTTTATTAGCAGATAATGTTCTAATATCAATAAAATCTGGAATAACGGCGTGGTCTGAACTGATTTCTCCTGCACTTACAAGAGCAGTAGCATTAGACGACCAATTGTTTGATAGCAAATCTATGAGAAGAGAGACTTCATCCAATTTTCCACCTCCGTATTAATTTGTTTTTCAATTGATTTTTGATATTCTTCTAAAGCAAACTTCATTACTTCATCATCACTAAAACCAATATCAATTCCCAATGTTTCCGAAACGGCTTGCATGGCTAATTGTCTTTCCTTTTGAATCTCAAGTAGTTGATTAAACTTGGAAAGGTCAATTTCAATCGCCATGAAAATCAATCCAAGAAATATACAATGTCGCCCTTTCCTTTCAAAATATCCATAGCCTCTTTACGAAGAATATCATATTTTTCTTTTGTAGAAATATTTCCGCCCGATTCTGTAATTAGAATGCTTTGGTCGTCGTGCCGAATAATTTCAGATGCGGCTAATTTGGTTGTGGCTTCATGAATTGCAGATGGAACTCTATTATCACCAGCGATATATGAAACAATAACTGAGTTATTTCTGTGATAGGGATAGTCCTTCAAAAAGAAAATACGACCTTCTTCGTTAATTGTCCAGAAATCACCAAGTCTTCTTAAGTCTTCTTTATCTGTAAATGCTTCTAATGTGCAAACAGTTGGGATTTCACTAGTAGTAGTAAATGTTAAAGAATTAGAACCACTTACTGAAAACGCACCACTAGTTGTTGCGCTACTTAAAACAACAGTTGTTGAATCTGTAATAGAAGTAATTGTGCTTCCGCTAACAAGATTACTAATCCCACTTACAACCATTCCTACCGCTAATTTGCTAGAATCAGCAACGGTGAGATTAACTGAGTCATTACCTGAACAAGCCTGTTTTATGGTGGCCTTGATGGTGCAATCTGCCCCATCATCTCCCGAAAGTAGGGATGAGAAGAGGATTTGCTTCCCATTTGACTTGGCCTTCGCACCATAGAAAAAGTCAGAAATGGAAAGATTATTAGAAGTGAGGCTTTTTGGCGCAGTTGCACCAGTAAATTGAGACATTGAAGGAAATGATTCATTCACCAAAGAGATAATTTCCTCGTTAGTTGTCTTGATACCAAAGGTATTATTGAATTCATCATTACCCAAGCCATCCAAATTATTTTCTGCAATCATCTCAAAAGACACGCCGCTATTTGGCAATTGAAGGATAATAGAATTTAAGTCTCTAAAATTATCAAGCAAAGTAATTTTTGCTTGAGCCGATGCAATTTCAATATATTGGCTACCCTGCCACAAAAGAAGAGAAACAATCTTTCTTACTTTCATTTTTGCTAATTGCACAAAACCAACATGACCGCCGTAATATGCCTTGTGTGGCAAGTGAGAAAATTCAAAGTTATGATACTCGTCCTTCGTGATAATTGGTCGGTATGAACGCTTTACCTTGTCGTCCACGATACCCTCTACTCTCTTTATGATTGACCCGATTTGGGCCAATGTAGGGTATGTGGTTGTTGAAAAAGCGGGAACCTGTAATAGATTCGCAACCTCGGTAGCATTGGTGTAAAACCCCCGACCTTGCGAATAATCAGGATTAATTTCCGTAAAATCGCTAGGCGAGATTGTTTGTCCCATTTTAAGCACCAATCATTTTCTGCAAAGCCCTAATGTTTTTCTTTAACTTATTGATGTAATTAGCCATTGGTTTGTTTTGGCCTCTTCTTGCACCACTTAAGTTAAATTCACCATGATTCGTTACTTCAAACTCTACTTCAACAATAGAGTTTTTGAATGCATCAATTAACCCCTCTTTCGGAATGGGAACCATTGAAACCTTTTCTGCTCCAAAATCTCCAGCAGTTCTTGTTTTAAAACTTCTTTTAGTTTGGCCTTCGGCATCTTCTGTTTCATCAAATTCAAATACTGAAATTTCAGATTTATAGTTTTCTTTTTCATCTCGGCTAAGATTTTTATATTCTTCTTCCGAAATAAAAATCTTGCTTCCATCTTTATTTCTTTTAGTTTTATGACTAAATGCTTTTTGAGACTGTTCTTCAATTTGTTCAGGAGTTAAATTTTTACCGCCAAAATCTTCAAGATTTTTAATTGCGTCAAGAGCCATCTCTCTGTATGTTTGTTCTGTTTTTCTTGAATTTTTAATAGTAGCATAACATTTTACAGAATATACAACATCGGGAACAACTAAAAATTTGTCAAGTATTCTCATAATAGTTTCTTCGTTATCATAAAAGAACCCTTCAGGTGTTCCCGAACCGCCGTCAAATGGAAACTTAACTCTCACTTCTCTTGTTGTTTCAGCAAAAGTATAAAAATAATATTTATCGCCTACTTGAACAATATCTTCTTCTCTCATCAAATCTGTTCTGTCTAAATCTAATCTAGCGGCTGAAATAACGGCAACATTCAAATCTTCGGTAAGGTTTGTTGGCATAGGCATTTGTTGTCCAACTTCCTCAAAAGTTTCATTACCGTCTTCATCTTCTACTAATTCCATTTCAGTAAGAGTATTTTTACTTTCAAGTTCTCCTGAAATTTGTTCAATGTGTTTTTCAGGCAAGTCAAAAGAATAATCAAAAGTTTCCTTTCCTACCATTGACTTGGAGTTTCTTTCTCTAAAGGCCGCTTCTTGTCCTGTTTCTTCTAGAATAAAATCAGTTTTTGCAGCAATTAAAGCCCCTTCATCAAAAAAGGGAAACCTTGCTTCCATGTGTGCTTTTAATCCACTTTTTTCGGATTGAAAACCATAAGTGTATTTTCCTTCCTGTCCAACCCCTTTATGTTGCCGAATAGTAATATCATAAGAAACATCAAAATCATCATATTCTAATTCTTTACCCTCGGAGTTTTTTTCTATTTTCTTTAGTTTATTTTTAGCATACCAAGATTCAAAATTAAAATCAGGTAATTTAGTAATTCCGCCTTCAATAAAAGAAACATCTGTTCCCCTAAGCCTACCTAAAACTCTATTATTAGATAAGTCCTTTAGTTTTTTATCTTTGATAAATTCTAAATTTGCAGTATTTGGTTTAGGTGCCTGTCCCTGCTTTCTTCGCAGTTCGGAAAATCTACTCCAAGCCTTAGTATCTTTCTTTAATTCTTCTTGTAAAGATTCATCTAAAACATCTTCCAATACAGCACTTAACTCTTCATCTAGTTTTTGTGCATTAACTTCACTTTCTTCTACGCTTTCTCTAGCAATTCTTAATTTATTACGAAAAGACTTTTGTCCTTCTGTAATATAATCTCTCATTTGAGTAAAAATATAATCTTTAGATTTGGGCAGAGAAAGAGTTTGATTACCCCATCTAAAACTAACAGACATTTATTTCACCTCACATTAACCATTTTGCCCAAGCCGCACCTTTTTGGATTGCTGCACCTAAATGTAATCCACTTGAAGGAGGCTCATAACTCATTTGACCTTGAGCATCAATCCAATAAGGACGGCCATATCCGTCTGTTCCCGAAGGAGGAATGGGGTAGCCTGAACCGTTATTCATAGCACCTTGCATTTGGTTATATTGTTGAGTATTTCCAGTAACATTGGCTAAAGCCATACCTGCTGATGGTTGTTGCATACCTCCGCCATTAAAGCCCTGCGATTCAAGATATTGTTGTTTAGCCATCTTTCTTTGCATAACAACCTCAGTATTGATTGCAGATTGTAGTAATTTTTGAATATCCAAGTCAATGTTTTCCTGAGTAATTCTTTCATATTCACGAAGAGCATCTCGGTTCACAGTAAGATTGCTACCGTTGGTGTCAAAACTCAACTTAGCAAGCATTTGGGAAACAACTCTCTCAACAACATCTTCCATCAACTTTTCAAGAGCAACTAAGAATTGTTCTCCGTGATACTGGAAGAACTCTTCAACATGGTTTTCCTGTAATGAAAGTAAATTGTTCACAGTTTTAAACTGTGTATCACTTTGTGCCTGAACTGCACCTAACACGGTGCTATTGCTTGTTCCCAGTATTCCCACTTCTATTCCTCCTTAATTTTTTCTTCTTTAGGTAATTCGTTCTGTGCTTGAACACCGTTCTTTAACATCAAATGGTTTAGCCGTTCAGTCATAATGTTCATTTCTGCAATCAAGCGAATGACTTCATCGGTGGCCGTCTTTGTGTCTGCTAAGGCGGGTGGGGTTATAAACCAACCTGCCGCCGTAAGGGACATAACATCATCCTTCGTTAATGTCTTAATTGGGCCACTCTTAAGCATTTTAGGCATTCGTGGTTTAAAGGCACTAAATTCAAGTCCATGTTTATCTGCAAGAATTTGTTGTTGTAGCATTTCTAATTGCATATACATAGAAGCGTGTTTAGGACAATAAGTTCCCATTAGAGGCCGTCCTTTGACTACGCCATCTAAAGGCATAGGTGGACGCATATAATCTCCTTGTTCCCAAATGTGATGAAAACCACAGACAACACACCTATCTTTGAGATTAAACTTCTTTCCATACTTAATGCCCAAAAACTTCTTTGGTTCTGCTTTTAAAACCAATTTAAGTTCTTTTAGTTGAGTCTTTGGCTTATACGAAATAAACTTGTATTCTTGCACAACACCGCTTGCTCTTGCCTGTTGAAGTGGCGAGAGAGCAGGGTTAAATTGTTGTGGTGCATTTTGTCCTATAATGTTGTTTTGATACATAGCAATCAATAATCCTTTATCATTGTAGTGATTCCTCTATAAACCATTTCGGGGTCAGACTTTGCAGATACAATATACTTGAAACAGGGTATTCCTTTATCATTTAACTTTCTCATACCGTATTTAAATGGTTCAAAAATTTCGTGTTTGTCAATAGATTGGCCTTCTTCTAATGGGTATTTCTTTCCCCATATATCATATTTATTTGCCCAAATACCTACTGCCATTGGATAATCCGAGTCTCTTTTCTTTTTTCTATTTGACCATGTGCTTGAAATAATTGAATCTACTAAAAATTTCCATGCTAATTGGTGGTCTAAGTTTGCTTCACTATCTAAATGCCGGTGGTCAATCATAAAAATAACATATTTGACTCTTCTATTTTGCATATCCTTTTCCCATTCTTTCCAGTAAATTGCTTCTCCACCAATATCTGCGCTCCTTACTGTATGTGAATCCCCATCAATTTTGACATTTTTTCTCGTTGCTCTATGTCTTCCAACCGTTCTTTCCTGTATTTGTGGAACTTCTCCTCTCGTTCTTAATTGATGGCTTAGTGTTGTTTTTCCTACCATTGTAGCCCCATAAACTCCAAAATTGATTGCGTGAATCTTTTTGTAAAATCCTATAATTGCCTCACCGACTAAAATAGCAAAGCCTGTCATTAATGACATTAATGCCCCCACCCGTTTAACAAAGTGTCAAACAGGAAACCCATGATGTTTATATCAAAAACACCAAGAATGTTTCCAACAAGGAAACCAGAAAGACCGGCACAAAAGCCCCAAAACCACGCTCGCATTTTCAAAAAGAAAATGTCAGCAGAATGCGCTCTTTGTTGATTGTAAGCGTAGTCCGAATCGGAAAAGCCCATTATGTCTCCAAAGACCATTCTTTCACCGCCTATTGTAGTGCGGCTAAGAACTCATTTCCTACGCTATTTTCTTCTTCCTGCTGAATAGGTTGATAGAAAGTAGTGTTGTATTGCTTTGCGCTTTCACGCATCTTTTGTCTTTGTTGTTCGTCCCTAGCCTTTCGTTCCCAGTAAGCCGCAATTTTACGGTCTAAGAGCCAAAGTTCAATTCTGTCATTAAGAGATAAATCAAAGATAGCCTTCATTACCATGATTGCTCCGATTGTTCCCAAGCCAAACAGAACAGAATGCGCTAATGGGCCATATGGAAAATTCATTCCAAAAGCCGCATATGCCCAAACATTTGTTCCGCTTAATGCGCCAACAAATAAAATTGTCATAATGAGTCTTGTGTCTTGACTTAATGCCGCCATTTTAACACCTCAAGCAAAGTGAATGAAAGTATTTGCGTTTCCACTAGTCTCTTCATAAAAGAGTCCAACAGAACAAATAACACCATGCATGTCAAATTCAAGATTTTGGGTTCCTGCACCATCTATGTTAATACGGGCTAATTCTTTACCCGTATTATCTGTTCCGTCAAATACTTTTATTTGAGAAGGCGCACCGCCACTATCATTATTAACATGGATAGAAATTAATTTGCATTTACCAGTAAAAACCTGTCCACTAGCCGTTAAAAGACCACTACTTCTGCAACTCGGCATGATTCATCACTTCCGTTCAACCTGTCTATGAGGCATCACCCTCTTAACCCTATCGCTAGGATTATTCAGTCAAAGACGACTTTTTGCTCTTAGCGGGGGCTTTCTTCACCTTTGCTTTAGCGGGGAGAAGATATGCACACAATTTGTCATGTGTGTCAAAATCTTCACCTAAAGCCCTACTTAAGCGAGTCAAGCGAGCAGGTTCTACTTGCTTCAATTCTTTCCTATCACTTTCAGCAAAGGAAATATCAAGGCATAAATCACCTAAATACCGCAAAGCGTCTTGAGCAGGAACATCTAAGGTAATGTCCCTACTCAAGACTTCGCCATTAACCAAGAGGGTTTTTGACCTAGAACCCCAAGCAAGTTTAATTGTTGCCAATTAAACCACCTCAAAGGAGGCCAAAGACTCTTACACGAACCATTCCTTCATCAGCCGTTCCGCTTTGTTGAGCAGAACCAGTAGAAAGGATGATTTTAACGCTAGAAACGGATTCATATGCACCTGCGGTTGAAATCACAGGTCTTGCTGAATGTCCAATTTCTTCAACGCCAGTAATCATAACTTGGGTAATTTGACTCAATCCTACTTCGGTGGCAGTTAAGGTAATACCGCCAGAAACATAATTAGTGATGTTAATGATTGCATCAACCATATATTCATCGCCATTCGCTCTTGGCTTGGTAAAACCTTTGTGGTCTGCCAATAATGTAACTGTATGTGCCAATTAAATCACCTCAAAGGAGATTGGTAATCTTTCCTTGACCCTTGAAGTAAGAACAGCCAGTCTCAGCCATTGTGCGGTAAAGAGCCTTGTTTCCAAGGTTGCCAACACCGAATGGGTTTCCGTTGCTGATACCGTCTTCAAAGTATTGTGTAGGCTTCATCACAGATAGCCACAAATGGTCAGTATCAAGGAAAAGCATATCGCTGATTAAAGAACTGTTTGTTCCGGTAGAAGGCATAGCGGCAACAGGAATCAAAGGAATGTCGTAGTAGGTAGAAACACGGAAACCGACTTCTTGACCCTTAACACCACGAACACCGTTCACGGTTGGAACGATTTCCTTTCTATCCATAAATCGCTCTTGAGCCTGAAGCAAGTCAGAAAGCGTTTGAAGCGTATCATATCCCGTAAGAATGACCTTTGGCGAACCACCAGCAACACGGAGTCTGCGAACCATATCGTTGATAACGGTAAGCGTTAATTGTCGTGCTTCTGCGGAGGTATAGCCAGCACCGAAAGAAACTTCTGCATCCAAATACTCGTTGCCCGAAGCACTTCGGAGTTTTCCGTAAAGAGTGTCAATTTGTTGGTCAGATGCACTATCAACGAGGTTTCCACCAGAATTGTCAGCCAATTCGGTAATCTCAGCCGAGTTAGAAACAATCTTCATAAGAGAAGTGTAGCCTCTATCAATGGCATTTGCCGTATTGTAAGCCGTTGTTGGAGAATAGTTCTCTAATGGCATAACAAGCATAGTGTTTTGAACTTCAGCGTGATGCTTCCCCATATCCTCTCTCAATTGAGCGCGAATATCACCGATACCATCATCAATTTGAGCCATTTCCATAGCCAATTCGCTGAAAGCGAATTGATGAGCGATGATTTTTGGACTCGTAAAGAGCGTATCGTATTCGGGAGCAATTGATTGAAGACCATCCGAATCCGAATCTAATGATGCGTTTTCTGGAACACCACCAATTCGGTCTGCTCTTAAAGCATCAGCACCATAAAGTGCAGTATTAAGAGTAGTGTTGGAAGCGGCAGAAATGTCCAAAAAGTTTCCAGCACCACCAGCAGGACGCTTCTTGAGGATTCTCCAACCACTTGAAGAATAAGGTCGCTTTGCGATAACAGACAATGCGTTGCATTCTCGGTTTAGCATAGACCAGACTTTTTGGCCGTAAATTTTGTTGTAAAGGTTTGCGTTAATACCCGTTGGGTCGCTTAACGAACCATCGTGAGCGACATGAATGCCGCTAACGGTTCCTGCGGCTTTTAGCAATTGATTGCTAATATGCCCGGTTGCGCCCGTTCCGTATGTTGCTGCTTCTAAATCTGCAATAGTGTTAATATATCCTACCATCTTAAATCACCTCAAAGGTTTCCTCCAACCATTTTATGAATGTCAGCCCAATCCATTTCGGCTAATTCTTCCATAGTAGGGAGTTTGATTTGGGCTTCTTCTTGAGCCTTAATAATGTTGTCTCTTTCAGTCGTCAAAGACTTTCGGAGGGAAGCAAATTCATTCTTAAGAGAAGCAATTTCGGAAGCCGCATCATATTGCGACTTTGCGAGAATGTTCTCTCTTTGAGAAGTTTCAGCCTTAAAGCGAGCCTCAAACTGCTTTTGGAGGTTGTCGTAAGCCAACTTCTCCAATTGCTCTTGACGGAAAGCATCGTAAGCCTTCTCAATGTTAGCAACGCTCAAATCAAGCGTTTCTAACTCATTGTTGTTAAATGCCTTAACAACGGGCAAGTCGGAAGCCTTTGGTCGGCCCCCTTCAATGATGATTCTGTCAGCAGGTTCTCCAATTTCAACACCTGCGCCATCAAGAGTAGGAACATAGGCTTTGGCTTCATCATCCATGTATTCACCCATGCCTTTTTCTTCCATCATCTTGTCTTTTTCAGACATCATCTTGTCTTTTTCAGACATCATTTTGTCTTTATCCATTAACTTTTCCGACATCATTTTTTCGTCGTCCATGTCCATGCTTTCTTCTTCTTCCTTTCTCAGCATATTGACTTCCTCCATAAGAGCGTCAAGTTCTGCCAATGCTTTTTCAATTTTGGTCATATTTTTCACCTTTTTTGTTTTTTCTTGCTTTAAAATGTCAAACTTTGCTTCTGGATTAATTCCTTTTTCACAAATAGTGACTTCATGTAATTCTAACTTTGAAATTTCGTTGTATTGTCCAAATTCATTATTGGTTTTCTTTACTTTTTCTAAAGCCTGTCCTCCAATACTAAAACTTCTTAATGAACCTTTTCTAATGCCTCGGTTAATTTCTTTGGCTTTTTCAATATCATCTCTTAATTTGATTACAACAAAGAATCCTACATCATCAACTTCTGTTTTGAATAGTCTCCCTGATTTATCTCGGTATGATTTAACGACTTCTCCGACTTGAACATTTGAATGATTTGTCATTACATTTCTAAACTTTGGGTTCTCCATGTATTTATTTACCGCTTCTTTAAGGGCTTTGAGTGTGATTAAATCATTTTGCTTATCAACGATTTCAATGCTTGCATATCCTCCAATCATCAAGTCGTCTTGGCTTTTAAGAATCCTGAAATCGTGAGCGTTGTTCTTCATCACCGCAGAAGTCATTCTTCTCAACCCCAACTACCTATTATCCAGTATATAAAGAACACCTATTCTTCGGTGGGAAGGGGCAATTTATTATACCTATCCTCATAGATGTTCCACTTTCCTTCATCCCCTTCCTTATCAGCAGGGGTCTGTTTGTAGCCTGTCCAAGCAAGCCACATTTTTTCTCCGTCCACATCTAAGACTCTATAATGCATTTTTGTTTCAAACTTGTTGCCTTCTAAGAAATATTCATGGTAGCCATCTCTTTGAATACCTAAACGAATTTTACCTGAATCTACTATTTTGCCTTTAGTTACTGTTTTTGCTACTTCTGCTGGATATTTACCAGCAGCCCCGAATAAGTCAAACATCTCTTCTTCGTTTTCAATATCAATTGTCCAGAACATATTTTCTGTCTTTAGTTTGATTGCTAAGGTTAAGTTATCATCTTCTCTAGCATATAATTTAAATTCTCCTTCTCTTAATTCAGGAGGTGTTTTATATTCTCCTTCAACAGCCTTAATATCTTCTTTAAGCATAGCGTATTTATCCGAAAAGCCTGAACCGAAAGAACTACAACTTTTGTATTCGTCTCTAATTGCGAGATATTCCTCATCATCATCATTATCGCCAATTACATCTTCAAGAAATTCAAGAACTTCTTCACAAGACATTTCATTCAAAAAATTAGCATAGTTTTCTATTTCTTCTTCCATTGTATCAGCATACACTATATCGCTACCATAATTTATCTCATTAAAAATTTCATTCCATGAATTACCAGAATTTTCTAAAATGCTTTCATAGGTTCCTCTTGTTTTCCCAATTAACGCTTGCTTCATTTGTTCGCAACAATCTCCCGAAACATCAGCCTCCATTTCAACTTCTGCTACATTTTGATTTACATTAGGTTCTTCTTCTACTCTCATAGTAGGGTTATTCATTCTTTGTTTTACTTTTAATTGTTGAGCCATCATAGGCTTCATTGATTTTAAAATCTCTTCTTCTTGCATGATTTTATCATCATCAGCAGCAATTTTATCATTTTTTTCGCTGATGCCATCTCTAAGAATAGCCCATTTTTTTAACTTCTTTTCATCGGAATCAAGAACCTGTTCATACAAATCTTCATGTTTTTCTTTTAAGAAATTATGTATCTGCCTTGGAGTCTGTTCTCCGTTCATTTTTAGATATTGGAAAATAGCAACAGTTAATTCACTTTGCTTAGTCTTCATAATATCAATGGCTTGTTGTTTCCACATATCTATATCCATTGTAGCATTCTTAGACATTAGATTATCTTCTTCATAACCATAAATAGCGAACCCTTCTAAATCATACTTAATGATAACATTTGCTTGTCCGTGAATGTGGTCTGTAATTTTAACACCTTTCGTAAATGCTTCAACATTATAGTTAAGAGACTTCTTGGTGTCTTGTGAAAGTAATTCCAAAGTGATTAATTTATCGGGATGCTCAACTTCAGGTATTTCAATTGGTTTAGCAGAAAACAAACTAAATCCTTCTCCCTTCTTTTTGACTTCATCCACCTTAACTCGGATAATGTCTCCAACATCAACAGCAATTTTTGTATTCAAAGCCTTACCTACATTTAAATATTGTTTCTTATCAATTTCAACTGTCCCTTCCATTTCGTCAGTAATTGGCCCAACACCAACTGTATAAGAATATAAATTGCTTTTTGTCTTTTTCTTATCTAATACAATAACATCTAAATCAACAAACTTCTTTAACTTAATCCACTTTGGGTTTTTCTTTGTTCCAATATAATAAGTAGAAGTAGCGTCTTTGATAACGACTCCTTCCGAAGAAGGATTTTGCATAATTTCATCTGCATATTTTTGTATATCCTTAAGATTGTCTGCTTGTCGCGTATCTTTCTTTGAAGGATAAGCAATTGCTTCACTAGATTTTGATGCATAATTATTGAATAAAATTGTCATTCTACTCTCTAATTCTTCATCCGCAAGAGTCTGAGACTCATGGCGGATAATATCAAAAACATGACATCTTAATGTAGCATCTTTGTATTTGCCTTTAAAAACATGAGCGATTGTATCTGCTCTATGAAGAGGGTCGTCGCCATCAAAGAGAACTAATTCTGCATCAAAGATACAGTCTCCATATTCTTTCTTCTTTAATTCTTCAGCCTGTGCTTTACATTTATCAGTAATGTCTTTTTCATTATAAGAATAAATTTTTACTTTATCATCAATTTTATGTAATTGAACTCTCATGCCGTCAAATTTTTCTTGAACATACCAATTGCCGCTAAATCCTTTTAACTCACTAATATCATCTACTTCAAAAATCCTATACATAGGTTTATTGGGAACAATGAACTGGGAAATAGATTTTTTCTCGTCGCTTGGAACAGACTTTTGAACACCTTCAATATCGGTAATGTCTGTCCATTCTTCTTTACTATTCTTAGACAAGAAGATTAATTCTAACATATCCATAGCGGCCTTTACTTTAGATTCAACCTTCTTTGAGTCTTTTCCATCACCGTAATGCTCTATAATATAGAGGGCCACATCGTCCACTTCTAGGTCAAGTCCCATAAGACCCGCCGTAATTGTGTCGGGAGCCATGTCTTTAACGCTGTAAATGTCATCGGATAGGGCTTTATTGTCGTCCCTTATAGCATAATGCACAAATTTAACCATGCTTTCGGGATTATCTAGTAATTCTTCAAGCACACTATCCTTGAACATGGCGGCGAAGGGGTCGGCCACAAGGGATGAAGAATATCGTAAAAGTTTAATATTCTCGTAAAGTTCTTTGGCTTGGCGTGAAGAGGGGTCTTTGACATCTTTATCGTCTAAATCCTTTTCATCAATGAAGTTTTTCATTTCTTTACCAGCCGCATCAGCCTCATTATACGATTCAATGATAGTATCAACTGCTTTACGCCAACGACCCGAATATTCTGTTGGGTCTTGTCTTGCAGATAAATAGGCCACTCTCGTCTTTTCAAAAAGACGCAATATTTCTTGAGAAGGCTGTTTATCCTTCTCAATAGAAGCCAATTTCATAGTAATCACTATGCTTAGTTCCTAAATCGCGTAGACCTTCTTTCAAATTTAGGGTCTAAAGTTTCTCCTGAATAATCCGAATCGTATGCAATTGTTTGTTCAGCGATTTTAGATAATTGTTCTTCAAGTTCTCCTAATTGCTTAGTAATGTCTACAATATGTCGTTGCATAAATTGTTTCATATCCGGGTCTTTTACATCCTTTAAATCCCTTGCTAGACCTTGAAGCATTTTATCAAATCCATCAATTTGAGCAAGAATATTTCTTCTTTTTTCATCATCTAAAAAAGGATTTGTCTCAAAATCTTCGGGTAAAACAGCCTTTAATAATTCATACATTTTTGTAATCTCACCAGCATAAGCATGAAAAGTTGTTGGCCCATCATTTGATTCTGCCTTGTAGTTATAGTTTTCAGCCTTTGGTCGCTTCAATTTAACTGCTTCCGAATCATCATCCATAGGATTTCTGTTGTTATCCATCAAGGATTGATAAAGAATTTCCTTGGCTTCTCTTGCCTTTTGGATAATAATGCTAATTTGTCTTTCTTCTCTCGTTACTCTTTCAGGCATATAAATCACTCCATCTTTGAAACCATCTTGTGAATATCCGACCAATCCATGCTAGAAACATCAGTAGATGGTAATGTGTCAAAACCACCAACAGTATTATCCATAGCAGGTGTTGGGCTTTGTGAAACAACAAGACCAGCCTTCATCAAAAGACTGTCTTTTGCGTAGATTGTTTTTTCTAACGCTTCAACCTTTGCGGTTAAAGCCTTAATAATTTCTAAAACATCTTTGTTAATACTTTCTTCTGTCATAATATCACATTCCAAATTTAGCCTTGCACTTATCTCTTTCTTTCATATATTCTTCTTCGGACATTCCGCCCATTCCAAATTTCTTATTCAAACGGTCTATACAGGCAAGATAACTTTGAGCATCTAAAGTGCTTCCTCTCATAGGTTTTCTTCTGCTTTCGCCTCTAAATCCTGCTGAACTCATTCCCCTTGCTTTTGATACTTCATTACAGTCATTACAACCGCAACCGCATGCCTTTAAAATTGTTTTCCAACTCATTTCTTATCCTCTCCTTTGTAAAAAGACTGAACTAATTTATTATATTCTTTTTGATATTTAGGAATTGTAGCAAAATCCATGCTTACTCCTGCCCTTCCTTCTGGATTATATTTATCCATCATTATTTGAGTAGCCTTAGTCTGTGCTTCGTCATAGGACATTTTAAGAATATTTTGCCAACTCATTGCTTTTTCTCTCCTTTTCCTCTTGGATGAATTAAATCTCGTAATTGACGATAGAGCAATTCATACTCCTTACGCAACTTCGTAGCAGTAGCGACAATATCAATGTTGCGTTCATCCATTGACTTCATTTTCTTGTTTAACTTCTTATCTGATTTAATTAGTTCTAATTCTCTAAGAGTAGAAATAAGTTCACCTAGTTTAGTAAAATCTTGACCAAAAAATTCGGTGGGTTCTGCGGCTTGAAGTGTTTTCTTTAACTTCTTTCTTCCTTTAGCATCCAAAGAATCAAGGAGTTTCTTAGGCTCCTGTTTTTTCTCTTTTAGAATAAAATCATTACCCTCTCCATAATAGTCCCAAGTCATCACTCTTCCTCCTTTGGTGGGTCTTTAAAAACCCTCTTGGATTCTTTTGTTCGTAATTCTTTCGGCTTTCTATCCTTAATTTTACTCTCAATGAAATTAACAACTTCTTGTAGTTCTTCCGCTTTCTCTTCATATTTTTGAGATAATTCTTCAAACTTTCCTACGACATCTACATCAAGTGTAGGTGCGCCTTCAAAGAAACCTCCATCTGCTTCTATAACCAGTTTAGTATCAGGATTGCTTTCCAAATATCCCATTAATCCTTGTTCAATATCGCCTTCCGCTTTAGAACTAAGCCTTTCCATCTGTTTAGCATATCTACTTAAATCAAAAGCAATATTGGCTCCCTTAGTTAATTGTTCTTTAATTTCAGGTAGGGGGTCGCTTTGTTTAAATATGTTTAAAAGAGTGCTAAATTCTTTCAAAGTAGGGTTCAATCTATCAAAAGCATCCAAATCTACTTGAATCCTTTCTAATTTTCTTTCTTCAGCACGAAGTTCTTTTTGAAGTTCTTCCTTAGCATCTCTAATGTGCTTTTCTCTATTGCTATCAATATCTTTAATCATCGCACTAATCTCTTTAATTGAAGCAATTTTCTTTTCTCGGTTTCCCTTGCTTCCCGAAGCAATAACTCTTCGCAAGGCTTGATTTAATTTTTTAACCTGTCTAGCAACTAAATCATCTGGATTTTTGATAATCTCTCTAATGCTGTCTATTTTTTCTTCAATAAATACTTTTGTGTTCCTAATAGTAGCAGAATATTTTTGTGTAGCCTTAATTCTTCTTAATGCCCTTTCGTATTCTCTATTACCAGCCGCATCAGTTGTTCTCTTTTTGGCTCTTTGTAGCATACGAAGTCTTTCGTCTTTTACCTTCTTTCTAGGAACTAAAGTTCTTGGCTCTCTCTTCCATCTTTGCTTATGAATAGTTCTAAAAACTTCTAAGAAACCAATCTTTTCCCCATCAACATCAAACTCAGTATTTACAATATCGTTGAGTAATCCCTGTAAGTCTAATACATTAATATCTTCGCCCTTTTTAACTTGTTCTCTACCTTGTTTTGTATATTTATACATTGTTCCTGAAAGAACTCCATCAACTAAAAGCGACCCGTATTCATCTTCCAAAAAATTACTGTTGTCCTTCAGTCTAGTTAAGAAACCTAATAAACTGCTAGAATTAGTAGAAGTAGAACCTAATCTTGAATAACTTTGCATAACGCCTCTAACGACGAGTTTTCCATCTTTTCTTGATATTCTTGCATCAGAAGATATTTCCATCAAAATATCTGCTTGGAAACTTAGATTTGATAAAATTTTGTAGGCGCTTTCTTCTTCAACAGACCTACTAAACTCTTCACCATATCTATTTTCTGCGATTCTAGCATCTATTTGTGCCTGTTCATCAGCACTATCAACAGGAGCAGAATAACTTTCTTCTTCACTTGCTCTTGCAGAACCCGCTTCATCATCTTCTTGCTTGGCAATAGCAATATATTTACGATAAGCAATCATATTTTGGGGATTCATATTCTCAATCAAAGATGCTTTGATTAAAGAGGCATTAGCCATTTCCTTAACCAACATAGATGTATTTTCATCTAACTTTGCTTTGCTTAAAACATTAAGCAAAGATTTATCTTTGGCTAATTCAAAAAACATTTAAAAACCTCAAAAAGGAATATTTTCTTTCTTTCCTCTTTTCTTTGATGGTAAAAGAATAACATCAGGATTATCAGCAGAAGAAGGTAATGTCTTGTGAGAAGTATCGGGAGGCAAACCAACAGACATATCTCTGTTCTTTTGCTTCTTATTGTTTTCTTGAGAAGTCAAAGCCTTAACTTTGGCTAACTCTTTTGTCAATCTTCTTTGCTTTTGGTGTAAATCTTCACTCATATTTTTTCCTCCAAACTTCCCTGTGTTCTTTCTAAAATAGCAAGTAATTCTTCTTTGGACATTTTACTGATTCTTTTAATGACCATAGGAAATAAATCCTTTCTTGTCATTTCAGCAAGATTAGCCATATCTTCATCAAACATAGTGTCTAAATCACCACTTTCACCCATAGATGGAGAAGGTTTCCCACCTGCAATTTTAACAGGAGGCTTTCTTCTTTGCGGCTTTCTTGGGTTTCTACTAGGGTCTAATTCCCTAATAGGGCTTGTTCTTGCCTTAATAATTGCTTCCCATTCATTCATTTTAACCAACTCTTCTTTCTGTCCTTGTGTCAGTATTTTGATTTCCAGCCTCTAAGGGCAAACCCGCCATTCTCTTATCTGGGCCTACGCTCATTCTGCTTTTATTCCTTGTGGCGGGAGGGTTCTCTTGGGGCTTGCCTCCGCCTTGTATGGCCTGTTCTTGCATCTGGCCCAATTGTGAAGCATCAATGTTTGTCCCTGCATACGGGTCAGGCGTTGCTTGCTCCCCCTCACCTTCTGCTGGTGGTTTTTCTTCGGGTTCAGGCTTTTTGAAAGTAAATTGTCCATCTTCGTCCATATCAACCTCAAAGCCTAAGTTCTTTGTTGATGCAGCAATATTAACTTCAATTTCACGCTTACGAAGAACAGCAATTTCATCCTCTTCTTCGCTCGGTGGTAATTTCAAATTCCAATCGGTAATACCAAATTGCTTTACAAGGAATGGGAAAACATAATTGTTATAGACAGTTTGTGCTTTTTGAACGGCTCTATTTGTGACTAAAATCTGCATACCTTCATTGTTTAATCCACCGCTTGTAGTATTATCAGCCATGAATACTTTGCTTACACCATAAAAAGCAGAAATTCTATCTCTTAAATCGTCTTTCACAGAAACATAATCCATTTCCTTGAGACTATCCATGAACTTAATCCATTCAACAGCCCCTTTACCGCTTTCTGCTTCAATTCCCATAACGGGGATGAAGTGGGGGTCGGCTTCCATCTTTTCTTTAACCGACCTCCAAAACGACCTCATAGAGTCCATGTTTCTTGTCTGAACTGCAAGCAAACCTCTCGGCATTCGGCTCTTTGTGTAGGATTGATTGACATAATTCTCCATAGCAATAAGTGTCATAATGTTGTTAAATAAAGTAATAACTGGAGACATACCATAAAGACGAGAAGGACTATATTTACTAAAATGTAATACCTCTCCTTTTAAGAAATGCTGGTCTTCTCCTTTAACTCTATTAACATAATGAACAGGAAATAGACTACTACCACAAACTTCACATTTTTCATGTGGGTCTTTGTGAATAACACCACGATGATTTACACAGGTAAATCCTTTGGTTCCCCTTTGTCCGTTTTCATCACTATAAATAAACATTGTAACTGGGTCGCCACGATAAACTTCTTTGATACGATGCATTCTTATTTTACCATTACCGTCAATAAAGTATTCTTTAACAAGAACAATATAAGCATCATCCATAATATTTAAATCATCTTCAAGTTCCTGTAAAACATCAATAAACAACTGCTCAGACTTATTTACATAGCCTTCAATAAACTTCTCAGCATATTCTAATTGTTTAACATCAGGAATCTTAAGGTCAGCACTTTTACAACGAGAACATTCTTGAACAGGTCTTTTATGTTCTTTACCACAATTATTACATCGTGCTTCATATGCTTTTTCCCAAATATAGCCTCTTCTAAATACTTCTTGCTTTAATTGAGTAATACAAGTTCTAGCAATAACTGATTGATTGACAATATTATAGATGATTGGGCCAGTCATCATGTGATTGGTTTCTCTTTCTTGAATACCCATGTTATAGACTTTTCTATCAGCAGGTTTGGGAGTTTGTCTCCTAAACAGATTAGTAATGCTGAATCTTCTTTTTTCTTCAACCATGAATCACACCCCCTGTTTTAATGCTACGCTATCCTCGCCTATGAACGCTTCGGTTATGGTTGCCCGCTATCCTCAATGTCATACCTTTCGTTGCTTGAACGCAACATTTCTTCTAAAATACCCTTTAAATAAGCCGCCCTATTTTCAGGTCGCTTAAATCCTAATTTTAAATAGTAAATAACCATTCTTTTATTAATGTCTGCTAAGTTGGAAAACTTAACATATTTTTTCCTATCTCTAGGTAATTCATCATTTAAGATTCCACTTTTAAGTTGTTTCCAACTCATTTTATTTTTAATTAATAGGGTTTGGTCCATAGTAAAGCCTCATCAATTCTGCAAGTAAAACATCTGTTGCTAATTGTTTCTGTTTTACACTTTCTACAAACAGTCGCGTATCTAATTTTTTTAGGTAGTTTAGTTCTTACTTTGTGTTTAAAAATATCGTAGTGCTTGCGAGGCATTAGCAATTCCACCTTCTTCTTGCGGCTCTTGCTTTTTCGCTGTAAGTTCCATCTGCTCGCTTAAATCCTCTTGACCTTGCACAAAAAGATTTACGCCTCTTTGCTGCTTTGCTGCCTCTTTTTAACTTACTTGGTTTAGTAGTAACTGGTGGCTTTAAATTAGAACCCTGTTCACGCTTAAACTTGGCACGACCTTTAGCACTTAATCCACCCGTTCTTGCGTGAATTTTTTTATTATAGCCCTTAAAGGGTTTCTTTTTCTTTTTAAGAATCTTTTCAATATCTTCTGGTTTATGAGTGTAAATATCTCCATCTTCGTGCATAAAGATTTTACCTTCCTTTCTTAACTTAGATAGGGCTTGTTTAATTTCGGCTTCCTTACCAAACTGCTTTAGGTTTTTCATTCCTAATGCTCCGCCTTCTTTTTCAATTTCTCTAAGAATTTGACGCTCTAATTTTGACGCTTTCATTCTAGGACTAATATTCATAAAATCAGTCATTTCATCAGGGTCTTGTTCAAATGGTTTTTTCAATATATCTTGCCAGTTAGTCATACTTATCACCTATCATATAGCCTAATTTTTTTCCTGCTTCAATGTCGCTTGGATAATGACTTCCCATTTGTATTCTTGATAAAGAAATTTTGTCAGCCATTTCTTTGAGTTCTTTCTTTTTATCTGGATATTTTTTTCCTAATACTTTTTCTAAACCATGAGCAAGCATTGAATGTCCACTTGGAAATGCAGGAGTATCGTCTGTTTTTGTTTTTGTTGTTTTTATTTTATCAGATATTTGATGAGGTCGTGGTCTTTGATATTTCATTTTAAGCGTCATGGCATAATAGTTAATGTCCTTCATAAAGTCCATATAATTATTTTTATCTTCACCTACAATCTTAAACATTTCTACATCTGGTTTTAAATCAGAATCTTTCATTTGCTTAGGAGTTATCCTTTTCTTTCTCATTGTTGCTATTACAGAAGGTATTTCTTTTTCTTCTTGAGGGTAACTTAATTTAGGAATATCTATTTTCATTTTTGGACTTCTTTCTAATATTTTTCTTTTATCTTTTGAAAGTTTTCCTTGCCATTTTCTTTTCTTAAGAATAGAAAACCAAGTCATTTTTTCATCCTCTCGGTTTTTCTTTTACTTGATTCTTTTCTTGATAATGCTACCTTGTGTGCCGCATTTAGTCTCTTTTTTGTTTCGGGGTCTTTTGCTCTTTTTGCTGCAACTCTTGCCCTTTGTTCAACTAAATTAATAATTTGTGATTGTCTTTTATGTGGCTTTGATTTGAATGATGAACTTGAAAATGTTTCTCTTACATCTTTTGCAGTTTTGAATTTAACAGGAACAGTATCTTTTGGATTTTCGTCTGTATATAATCTTCTTGCTGAACCTTTAGGTTTCTTTCCCGTTCCTTTCTTTGGGTCTTTCTTTAGAATATTAACCCAATTCAAGGTGAACCCTTCCTTCGTTTATAGGTCTTACAAGCAGCGCAAGTCGGCCTACATCTTCTTTTTGTTCCTTTAGATGCATCCTTTCTTCCGCAAGGCTTTGGCCCATCCTTTGAACCACATGAACCACAATCAATCCACCCTCCTTGCGTTTTTCCTCCTTTAGATTCTTTTCCGCCTCTTCTTGAGAACCAACCATGAAGACCTTCACTTTTCTCTCTTTTGAAATTATCTCCACCTTTACGGAACATTTGTTCATATAAAAGGTCATTTTCTTTATAACAGTTCTCATTATTCTCTAAAATTCTATCTATTTCTTTTTCTTGCTCAGGAGTAAATTTTCCGTTGCGTATTACTTGACCAAAATAAAAGCCCATCTCGTCGCAACTTATTGTCGCAATTCTATTTAAAGCGAAGGTAGGGGCTGCTCTATAACTTTCCATAAAATCTAAAATATCTCGTCTATAATTATCACAACACAATTGACTAGCATCAAAAGTGAGACGCTTAAGAATTTTTTTCCAAGACAAGATAATCACTTCTTTTTGGATTTATTTCCCCAATTTGCAGCACCGACTTTACGGCAACGGACAAGCGCACCTGAAGCGTATGCAGAAGGCCATTTCTTATAACGGCTTCGCACTTTATGATAACAGGCATCTTTTTCTTTCTTTAATTCTTCAAACCATAACGACATAATATCACAACCCTATGTTTCCATATTTTTCAATATAATGCTTAATATATTTCTGCATTCTTCCAATTGCATAACTATAATTTTGACCAGACTCATACATCATATCAGCGAGTTTTAACTCTTTAAATATTTTTTGACCTTCATTATCTAATTTTTCTGGTTTATTTTCTAAAAGTTTTTTAGTGGTTGAGATGATGTGGTCTACTTCTCTATCGCCTAAATTTTTCTTTTCTCTTAGATATGGATTTGAACTTTTAACAATTGTTCCAATGTTCTCTAAAGAGTCCATAACCGACATTTTACAATTGTCTTTGTATTTCTGTATATCATCCAAGTAAATACCTTCCTTTAACCAATCAAAACCTACATGGTCTTTATGATTCTCCCACTTCATTAACTTGAAAATCTCATCACAACGGCCTTTATACCAATCGGCCTTCTTATATGACTTCTTCATGCGAATCAATTCAAGCAATAATTCAGCGTTGCCCTTTTTAAGACGAAAGTGAGGAAGACAATTCTTTAACAATTTAGAAACATCATCCTGTGAATAAAAATTTAATCTATTAATTAAACGGGTTGCTTGTGGAGATTTCTGGTCTAAATGCATTCTACCGAAACCAAGAGACTTATGCATTTCTTGCATAAAAGCCTTACCTCTTTCTCCCGTTGCGACTAATCCTACTCTTGGATTCATATTGCGGTCAAGTGTAATATAACCATCGGAGTCAATAAATGCAGCAGTATAAGCCCAAATGTTTTTCTTAATCATAGATGGAACTTTATAGTAAGAACCCTTAACTGAAGTAATGTCTAATTTCTTGATTGCCTTTGAGATTGAATTGGCACTTGATGACTTGTGTAAATCAGTAGGCATTCTTTCATGTATAGCAGAAGCATTAATTCCTGGATTTTCACAAACCATTTTTACAATAAACTCTTGCTTTCTTTCCCTCTTTGATTTCGTAAGTGATTGGTCAGTAATCTTAGATATAACTTTTCTAAAATCTTTTTTAGCAGAAGACATGGTTTTGTGAAGTTCACTATACTTTTGGTTATAGGGCATTCCAGTCTGCTCTAATTCTGCTTCCCAGTATTTACAAAGAGCATCAATTGTTTCTCTTCTCAATTCAGAACTCTTCATCTTGTGAAGTTTAGATAAATCTTTTTCATTATATCTCATTTTTCTTAAAGGAGCCTCATAATCATTTAACCAAGTAATAGAAGTAATACACTTATTTAAATGGTCTGTATAAGCATCAATCATTGTATCAATTGCTTTAGACATTCGTGTTCGGTGTTCCCCCTTTAATGCACGACGAGACTTTCTCATCTTTCTAACTAAGTCTGGAATGGTGTGTTCTTGAACAATATATTCACTTGGAAAAGAGGCTAATTTTTTTCTTGCATCACTAGCATTAATATTGAAAGCAGAAGACAATTTGGTGATTTCTTCATGCTCAGACATTACATAAGAATTGCTAAAAATACTCTTCAATTCAGTATCTAACTGTTCCTCTATGGTATCTTTAACTTGTTCTTCTTCTTCATCTAAATCGGCTAAACGGTTCATTTGTTCAGCCGCTTGACGGTATTTATCTGCCTGTTCTGTCATATAAATACCTCAAAAGTTCAAGCCTATGGTGGACGAATAACCCTGTTGTGGCCGTTGTGGAGCATCGCCAAACAGCCCTAAATCGTCAAGGAGTATGAAGTTATCCGTGGCTTGGTAAGTGGCCGCATTCGCTAAGGCAAGGCTCATCACCATATCGTCATGCGCCCCGATTCCCTCAAACTTCCCTCGTTCAGTAATCGCAAACATTGACATTTCTTCAATCAATAACGAAGAAACTTTTCTGCTCTCTTCGTTGCCGTATGGGAAGTTAATCTTCCCGTTTTCAAGAGTCATTTGTAAATTAAGAATAATCTCCTGTTTCTTTCTTCGGGTTGTATCAAAGTCGTGAACATTTACATCAGCAACTTGACGAAGTTCTTGAGTAAAGGATTTAGCGAATGTGTTTGTTTCAAACAGGATAACCTCTGGTCTAAACACTTGATTTAGCAGTTTCACCTTTTGAATATTCTCACGGAACTGAACATTCTTTGCTCGGTCAATATACACAATAGATTTATTTTCGTTCTCATCCATTTCAAGAACAGTAATCACATTGTAGTCTCCATCAGTAGAAATAGCAGGGTCTACGCCTATGAAGTATTTATACCCTTCACGCTTTAGTGGCTTCAGCACTAAATCTTTATTCTTAGCATTGTCTAAATGTTCGGGATTAAAGAGAGAAGTTCCTGTTGAAATAGGCACACACATATATTCCCGTGTGAACATTAATGAACCGACTTCTGCCTTACGAGCCATCAACGCCTCATAGTTCCAACGGTCAGGCCACAACGGTTCGTTTAGTGCATTTAAACAAGGGTAGGTTCTAACAGTATATGCAGCGTTTTCTGACAATTGTTGGTAAATATCTGTATAACTGAACGGCGTTCCAATAACACGCAAAGATGCGGTATGGTGAAGTGTTGGAATCATATCGCCGTAAAACCAATCAGTCACTTTTTGAATACCTGTCATACTAAACTCTTTCAAAGGGTCGTCAATAACAATCTCTTGAGGGTGAAGTCCACGAATCTGTGAACCAACCGACCTCTCAAGGATTTGGTTTCCATTGGTCAATGTAATGTTTCCAATAGCCCAACCTCTTGCGGGTTTAAATTTCTTGAGCATTGGGTGGGTGAACATCTTATCAATGTCTCTCATGTGAACGAGAGTCTGCTTTTGGTTAGAAGAAATGTAAAGCATTTGATATGGTGGCTCTTCAAAGATTAACTTCCATACGACCCAACTGTGCATGAATACAGATTTACCGTGGTCACGGGAACAGATAATAACTGTTCTTTGAGTAGTGTTCATTAATTCGTGCCATTCTTGAATGTAGGAAGGAAAGTCAAAACCTAATACATTTTGAAAGAAGTATGGAAATGAATTGCGGGACAATTGCATATCCATTTCATGTTCAAAATTGAAGGCTTCTAATTCCATTATAACACCCCTCACTTTTCAGGCAGTTTCATCGCTGCGTTTTTATATTCTTGATATTTTCTTTTATATTCACTTTCTAATGACTGAATTTGAGAAGTTAGTTTATCTTTATCAGTAGGTCTTGTTTTCTTTTCTCTCTTAGTTTTAAGATTTTTAATTTTATTAAGAGTTCTCTTCCTATAACTCTTCCATGTTTCAAATGCTTGTTCTGCTGTTGTAGCAGCATCAAAGATAGTAGATGGGCCAGTTTTTGCTCTTTTTTGTTGTCCTATGTTAAAAACATTACGAGTATCTCCTGCTGGACTAATTGTTGTTTCTTCCTTTAAACCACTATCCCATATGTCAATAAATTGAGCATAAGAAGGTGGTTGCATCCATGTATTTGTATTAGGGTCTTTGATTCTTATTGATTCAAGAATAAATCTCTTTTCTAGCATATCTCCTCTTGGCAAAATAACTTTTGCATCAACATGAGACAAATCGTTTTCATCTGAAACACAATAAAACCAGATTTTATTTTTTGGTTTAGCAGTTAATAGGTCGTCAGGTTGTTCTCTTAATAGAGAAATCCATTCTTCTATCATATTAGTTCTATTAAAGTGCAACCAAAGAAAATTTTTAAAACTACCTCTTTCTTCGCCTTTATCTTGATAATGGCCTGTTATCATAGTATTGTGAACAGAACTGTATTTTCCACCAGTTCCCGTTCTTTTGTCTGCTGGAACAAATTTTCCTGATGGCCCCTGTGAACTAAAACTGCCATCTGGCCTCCACTTAAGAACCTCTTTCCAAGACTTTTCAAAGGTCGGGAATTTTTCTTTTTTCTTTTTGTTTCGCAATTTAAAAAGACTGAACCATGATGGAGTAGGGTCGTCAAGATAAACACACTTCGCAAACTCTCCCTTTCCACGAATATTACGAATAGCCCAATTGCCATTAGGGTATGCGCTATTCCATTCATTTACTACCGACTCAGGAAGTAATTGTTTCATTTGTTCCCAGTTCTCACTATCGGGGAAAGACCATCCGTTCTTTTTTGCAGTAGCAATCCAACGGGCATTATCTCCATCCCTATGTCCAAAAGCGGCAACCAAGGGTTTAGATTGATTTAACTGTGGTTCTCTTGCATCCTGTAATGCGCGATTATTTCCACCAATTTGCCTTCCTTCTGCCGTAGCATACATTCCACCGACAACAGTATGTGATGGGTGTTCTTTGAAACCAACTGTTGATATTGCCTTATCTTCATCATTTACACGAATAAGCCAATTATCTAAAGCATAAAGACCAGTCTCTAAATCCTTTCTGCGAGTATAAGGGTCGTCAGGATTATCCTGAGCAAACCTTCTTTTCATATCTTCATATGAAAAGATAGCAGGAAGAACTTTAACCATCAAACATCACCTAAACGATGCTTTAATTAGATAAACTTGTTCACTACTGATACCATATTCTCTTGAAATATTTTCGTGAGAATCAATGGCCTTAACGATTTGTTCAACCTCAAACGAAGTCAAGTCAATATTATCATCAATCTGCATCTTCGTAATCATTTTGTTAATACCATACTCATTCATAGGAATTTGACCATAGATTACTTTCTTTCCTAATTGTTGTCTAACAACATCGTGAGCCTTCAATAACTTATGGAGAAGAACAGGCAAGTCCACTTGGGCAGACTCAAAGATAGCCTTTAATCTGTTATATGCCGCTTTTTTAGCAGGAGAGCCTTTTGTTAAAATACCTTGATTCATGTCTAACCAATGAGGCAAAGCAAAAACAGCAAAAGGCTTTCTAGCGTAAAAATCTTTGAAGAATTTTTCGTTTCTTTCAACAATAGTTTTACCTGCAAATTTATTATTTGCTCTCTTCATATCGCCTGTTTCTTTCATATAGTGATAAAGTAATGCTGCGGCATAATTATCGTTTCTTTCTTCAGTAGAGTTTCCAAAAATATTAGTTAATCCATCAGCAAACTCTTCTGCATCGGTAATCAAATCAACATCAATTTTAACTTCTGGCATGAAAATGCTGTCTAAGAAATCAGCAATCTTATTCATATCACCGACATCAATTTCTTCTCTTGAACCAGCAAATAAAGTATCATAAGCACCAGACATAACAGTATCTAATCCTAAATCCAGACTCAATGTTTGAAGCACCTTTGAACCAATGCCTGATGCAAATGAAGGCATCTCAATAGGTAGCATACCGCTATAAATCGGGTCAAAATAATATTTGATTGCTGAATCCATCATCTTTTGAAGTTCTTCTTTAAATCCTTGAAGTTCTCCTCTCATCGTTCCTTTTTGATTCAATGATAGAGGAACAGCCCCTCCTTGGATTTGACCAACGGTTGAGCCTTTACCTTCATAATAATCAAATTGGCTCCCTCTTCCTCTTCCTTTAGAACTTCTTGCATCAACTTCTGCAATAAAATCTTCATCTGATAAAATATCATATAAGTCATTAAAGAATTCTTTAATTGCAGGAACATTTTCCGAACCAATCATATCCCCTTCACCAACAGAAGGGAACTTATCTTTATTACCATACATTTGAGCAAATTTGGTATTATCTAAAACAGAAATAGGTAATGCCAGAACAGGAGCATCCCCTTTATCAAGAATATGAGTATCTTCGGTTTGTTCTAACCATTCTTCAATATCAACCTGTGTCTCTAAGGAAACCCCTTCACCTTCATCTAAATATTCAATCATATCTTCAAGCATTTCCTTAATTTCGGATTCCATTCTTGAATTAATTGTAATTAATTTTTCTCCTCTGTTATATTCATAAACTAAAAGAGGGTCTGCTTGACCGATAAGTTGGTCGTATTCATCAGCCCAAGTTGTTTTCTGTTGTAATTCTTCCTCCCATTCGGAAACATCAAGGTCAAGTGTTCCGCCTTCGGTGCTACTTCCTGACGCTAAGGAAGATTCAAGGTATCTCAACATTTGAGCATTTATATCTCCTTCCATTCCTGTATCATCAGCATATCCTAGTTGGGAAGTGTCTTTGTCCATCATTCGGTCAATAGCCAATTTATGAACAACGATATTAAAGAATCTGTGATACCCAGATTCAAATGAACGAGTAATAACTTCAAACTTAGCAATATATTCTAAGTTCATCCTGCCATCAAGAATCTGTTTATACAATTTGTCAAATTTCTTTTGAATTTCTTCGGGAAAGTCAACATTTTCAACCTCAATAAAGAAATTAGCCATGTCTTCCTCAAATTGTTCATAAAGTTTTCCAATTTCTGCCCAGTAGTTATATACCTTTTTACGAACAGATTTCTTGGAAACATCAACAGCACCCAAGAAATCATTCATGTTAATTTTAAATTCTTTGTATTCTGCAACATCTAATTTATTCTCAAGTGCTTCCTGAATTAGTTCTAAATTATGCCTAAAGTTTTCGGGCAACTTGGCGGCTTCATTCCCTAATACATTATTTATTTGATTTAATATATCTTTTCTAGGATTTCTAATATCAATTCTTCCCTTAATTTTATCGCTGGTTAATTGAACAGAAGTGACTCTTGCGCCTTGATTATACAAATTTAATCTCAAAAATGGCTTAACTACCTCTTCCATGCTGGTTGCGGCAACCTGTGTTTTCTTAGCCCTCTTGCCTTTAATTTGTTCATTAATATATTTTCTTGCCCC